TTATCGTCTATATCATAACTTATTTATGAACTATTGCTAAATTTACTTTTTGGAAGTCTTTCTCTTGTTCTTGTTATTGCGTCTGGTTCTACGCTTCTTTTGGGTCTTGCGTTTCTTTTTGCCTCCCGCCATACCAGAATCGATGAGCTCCTTGTTTATCGCTTTTTTTTGTGCTTCTTTTTGTGCTGCCGTTGGTTGGGTCGTTGGTTGTTGACTCACTGGTTGTTGTTGTTCTGCTGATGATCCATTTTCGATTGCTAACGGGGTTGATTGACTCACTGGTTGTTGTTGTTGTTCTGTTGGTGATCCATTTTCGATTGCTAACGTGGTTGGTTGACTCACTGGTTGTTGTTGTCCAATAACCCGTTGTGTTTCTAACTCTGTTATTTGACTTTCTGGTTGTTGTTGTTGTCCTGTTGGTGATCCATTTTTGATTGCTAACTGTGCTTCTGGTGCTGCTGCCCCTTTATCTCCTGCTTGCTCTCCTTCTTCTCCTGCTCCTGCTGCTGGTGCTGCTTTTTCTCCTTCTCCTGCTCCTTCTCCTTCTCCTGCTCCTGCTGCTGGTGCTGCTTTTTCTCCTTCTCCTTCTCCTTCTCCTTCTCCTTCTCCTTCTTCTTCTTCTCCTGCTCCTGCTCCTGGTGCTGTTTTTTCTCCTTCTCCTTCTCCTGCTGCTGGTGCTGTTTTTTCTTCCTCAGGTGTTGCTTCTTCTTCCTCAGCCTTCTTTGCTTCCGCTAATTCTTTATCTTTTTCGTTTTTCTTCTTTTGTAACTCACCAATTTTAGCTTGAAAATGGGATTTAATCTTGTCAATGTTTTCATCATTCAATTCCATCTCGTTTAATTTCTTATCATCGATTATTTCAGTTCCTGCCAGAATAGTTCCCTTTCTATTTGCGATTTGTGAAATATGATTGTTATCGTTCTCTAAAATGAAAGTGTAATGAGGTTTAGTAAGATCCATAATGAATTTGTATTATACAATATTCTCATATTTTATTACGATTGAAATCTATGAGTAAAGTGAATTTTCTCCATATCTAATTTCAACAACAATGGGTCACGATCCATTTGCGAAATCCAACACACATATTCTCCTCTCACAATTGCTAAACTCAAACAAAATTCCACGCCGATTTTACGAAAATAAAAATCGTCACTATACATCTTGGGTTCCAAACTCTCTTTATCCAATGCTATAAAACGATGAAAATACTTGCGCGGCGCCCCATCTATTGAATAATGAACAATTCCTACTAAATATTCGCCATAATCTACGAACCCAGATGACCCCCGAATATCGCGAAACGCGGGTTCTTGAATAGGAAATGTTTTGTGTATAACTAATGTATGGGTTTCATCTAGTTTCCCTATTTCTAATGGAAACCAACGATAAATAAACCACAATTCCTCTTTCCAGACCAGGGGTATCCAGTTCTTCTGCATACTACGTTTGTAAGGTGAATGTAAAAAATGACTATTCTTGTATAAACGATATACTGGATCATATTCCCCCATGACCATACTATTCATTGAATCGTGAGTATAATTCACATTCGTCGCTAAATAATACAATGTATCGCGATATACAAACAATCGAACATCTTCTAATCCGTAACACCGAGACCATTTTGATTCAAATCCTATATGTTGTTCGTCCATTTCCCGATAATCATTTGGAACAAGGTTTTCATTCAGTTCACTCACCATATTCTTAGATTTGAAGTTACCAATTACATCGTTTACCGCAAAATCCCCTTCCGTAGTATACCAATAATTTACATACCGCGTATTCAAATAATATTTTCCACGAAATTCTACCATGCTTGCTGACCCAGGTTCATAAGAACGTATAAGTGGATAAGAATAACTCTTTGTTTCATATATTGCTTCTAATGGGCCGATGCTATGATGTGACATGTGGTTTTACAATCATAGTTCATTATCTTTATTTGATTTTCATCAATACCAATAATTTTCATAGAAAATTGATTGTATATTTGAGGGTGTATACTATATTACAATACAATCAACATGGAAACGCCTGAAGAAAGAAAGATAAGACTTGACCGAATTCGTCAAGAATTGGTTGAAACTCAGTCAGGTTCACATAAAAATACTGAAGACACTCATGCTACAAATACTGAATCGCCTGGTTCGTCAAATCGCGGTGTAATTTTAGTATTTGATACCGAGACTACAGGGTTGCTTCCAACGGGTTTGGATTCTTGTGATATTAAAAAGTACCCATATATTACTCAATTGAGTTATATTGTATATGATACCGAAAAACAAACAGAAATATATCGATTCAACTCTTACATAAACATTGACCAAAGCATTCCTTTATCGGATGTAGTAAAAAACTTGACCGGCGTTACTCGCGAAAAATTAGATGGAGGAATGGATATGTTGGTCGCACTGAAAACCTTTTACAAACATTATTCGAACAGCACCACCATTGTTGCTCACAACATAAGTTTTGATAAACAGATGATGTTGGTAGAAATGGAACGTCATCGCGAAGCAATTCAAACAAATCATCCTGAATGTTTGGCATTGTTCAACAATTTCTTTGAAAAGAGTAAGAATATTCGACACTATTGTACAATGTTGAAAGGTATTGACATATGTAATATTGTGTTAACTTCTAAGTTTGGAGAAGGTCGTTCTTACAAAAAGAAACCTAGGTTAATTGAGTTATATAAGCATTTATTCGATAACAAGGAGGTAGATGGACTGCATAATTCAATGATGGATGTATTAGTGTGTTTACAATGCTATTTGAAAATGAGACATAACAAGGTCGATGACTCATTGGGGGTTTGATAATATTCAATAAACAGTATCAAACTATAACGATTATTTGTATTTATGTATATTTTTTATGTTTGCGCGTTTTGTTCTTGTATGATTTCTTCTTGTGTTGTCTGGTTGCTTTCTTCTTATTTTTTCTTCCTCCCTTTTTGGGTAAATCGCAAGTGGACATTTCGTTCTTTAAATAATTAAATAATTCCGTTTTATCGACAGAGGTATAATCCTTTATACTTTCGACACTCATATACTCATCATCATTTCCCCCATTCATTGCTAACGGGGCATATTCTCCTACAGGGCAAAATCCGCGACAAGCGAAAATTTTGATTTCAACATTTTCAGTGGAAATGTTGTGTTCAGCACAATAAGCAAAAATGGTTTGAAATACATTATTCATGTGAATATATTTCTCATTATTTTCACCAAATAATTCAGTATTTTCTTGAATTCGCCTTTTCATATTGCAATCATATAACCCAATAAAGTTTTTTCTACTTTCTGGGTCATCTTTTTTGAATCCATGGAATATTAATGGAATAGTAGAAATCGATTTGTTATCGGGTTCGTCTTTGTATGTAGAAATAATCGAATCATAACATACATCATAAATTGCGGTTTGTTCTTCAACACCTTCCATTAATGATACACCTGAACCCAATTTTGTATAATATTGCATGTTCTTAAACGGGAACGAGTATAGTTTATAATGCTGATTTATATCGAACCCTTCTTGAAATATAGCAGTGGGGTCTAAGTCAACCGCACCGTGTGCAATCAATGTAATTCTATACGAACCAACAGGCATTAATTCATATTCAATTGGGTTTTCAGAGTCATTAGCAAAAGACATTTTTAATGAATGTTTATTGTAACACATGTACATATCATTTTCGGTTTTCATCTTTATACCAACCGGTCGGTCGGTAGTCTTTCCTGAAAAGATATCTTCAACTTTCTGAAATTTATTTTTCGTATAGCAATTCAACGCTGCTTGATTATTTTTATCTACAAATAAAAACAAAGGTTTCTCCGCATATTCACTATTGGTAATTATATTCATCATATGTGAACATATACCTTTATTATTCTTAATTTTATTACTTTTGCATACATTATAGATAAAATAATAGTCAGTGGATTTCCAATCTGATTGGGGGTTTTCTTTAATGCTGATTGTGTCGTTTTGGATCTCTTTATCCATACTCATAAATGAATATGGATATAGTATTTCATGATTCGTATCAAACGTATCTAAACTCAACACCAAATAACGTAAATAATTCAAAATATTTTGATAGGAAAACATACCATAATGGGTATATTTCAAACTAAAATCAACAACCGAATCTGGAAAACATGCGGATAGTTGTTCATCTAATAAACTACTAAAATCAGTTTGATATATTTTTTTTAAGAATTCATTTAATAATTTATCTATAGTATCAATACTTTCGACTTTTATTATCCATAAATCTAAATTTTTTATATCAGGTTCATTCCCTAATTTATCAGTAAGTACACTTATCAAATCCTTGGCGTTTTTATCATCGTTATTTAATACTACTTGTTCATTTTCGTTTTTAATTAATGGGAACAACATGTACGTGTCGCTATCGGTTTCCTTCATTAATAAAGATTGTTTTTGTATTACGAAATCCGACATATTTACTATATAATGGTATATACTAAATATATATTATTTTACTAAGCAGAGCACATTTCGCAAATCTCATCTTCCACGTCTTCAACTGGATTCACTATTTGTGCCTTTTCGGGCTCAATGGTGAATTGTTGTGCATGATGTCTTGCGCGACGACGCAAATAATAGATACCTGTCTTGAGACCCTTAGACCAAGAATAGAAATGCATTGATGTCAAGTTGGAATAATTCGGATCTTCCAGCCACAAGTTCAAACTTTGACTTTGGCAAATATACGCTCCGCGGTCCGCTGCCATGTCGATCAAATGACGCATAGGCATTTCCCAAACGGTTTTGTATTTATCACGAATCTCTTGTGGAATCACTTCTAGATGTTGAATGGAACCCTTGTTTGCGACAATGTTGTTCTTCAACTTCTCATTCCATAATTCCAATTTGATCAAGTCGTTCATCAAGTATTTATTAGCCAACACGAACTCACCCGCAATGGTGCGACGACTATAAATATTACTAGTAATGGGTTCGATACACTCGTTATATCCTAGAATTTGTGAGGTCGACGCAGTAGGCATAGGTGCCATCAAAAGGGAATTACGAGTTCCATATTTCATAATGCTTTCCTTAAGAGCAGTCCAATCGTAACGATCGCTAGGGGTGACTTTCCACATATCAAACTGGAAAATACCCTTGGACATAGGCGAACCTACAAAACTGGTATAACTTCCAACACTCGTACCGGCGTCATTCATCACATCCAAAAGAGGTTTTTCATACTCATTGAATAATTCATATACACTGGTATCTACATCTTTTGTGTCATAAGATTTCTCCTTTACAATATTATATCGATCAATCGCAATGTCGTTAGATTGTTCCAACGCAGCATGATACATTGTTTCAAAAATGTCTTTGTTCAATTGCTTTGCCTCGTCACTATGGAATGCCATATTCATCTTGAAAAACACATCTGCCAAACCCTGAATACCAATGCCAATCGGACGATGACGCATGTTGCTTCTACGGGTTTTGTCTGTAGGATAAAAATTCACATCAATAATATTGTTTAGATTGTTGGTAACCACCTTGGTAACTTCGTGTAATTTCACAAAATCGAATTCCACTTTCTCATCTTCAATCGTCTTGATAAATGCCGGAAGAGCAATACTGGCTAAGTTACATACCGCGGTTTCTTCGGAATTAGAATACTCGGTAATCTCGCAACACAAATTCGACGATTTGATAGTTCCCAAATTTGCCTGATTACTCTTTTTGTTCACGGAATCCTTATACAACAAATAGGGTGTACCGGTTTCCATTTGAGCATCTAACACTTGAAACCACAAATCACGTGCCTTCATCGTTTTCATACCTTTACCTTCACTTTCATACTTCTCGTATAATGTTTTGAAATCCTCTCCAAACACGTCGGATAACCCAGGACATTCGTCAGGACACATAAGAGTCCATTCGCCACCACTCTTGACACGCTCCATAAAAAGGTCGGGAGTCCACAACGCATAGAATAGGTCACGCGCGCGCAAATCTTCTTCACCATGATTCTTCCTCATTTCCAAAAATGCCTCGATATCAGCGTGCCATGGTTCCAAATACATAGCAAAACTACCATTGCGTTTTCCGCCACCTTGATCAACATATTTTGCGGTGTGATTAAACACGCGAAGCATAGGGACGATACCATTGGATGAGCCATTTGTTCCACGAATATGACTCCCAGATGCACGAACATTATGAATATGAAGTCCAATCCCCCCTGCCCACTTGGAAATAAGAGCACAGTCCTTAAGTGTGTTGTAAATACCATCAATGCTATCGTCTTCCATAGCAATCAAATAACAAGAAGACAATTGAGGATGAGGAGTTCCAGCATTAAAAAGAGTAGGTGTGGCGTGAGTAAAATATTTGTTTGACATGTAATGATATGTTTCTTTGATTTTGTCTATGTCGTTACCATGAATACCAATACTCACACGCAGCCACATATGTTGAGGGCGCTCCACGATTTTTCCATCAAGTTTCATCAAATACGCGCGTTCCAAAGTTTTAAATCCAAAATAATCTATAAAATAATCATTGTTATAATCTATTATATTTTCTAGTTCTTCTCCGTGTTGATTCACCGTATCATAAAGAGATTTCGATACAAGTGGAGATGACTCACCGTGTTTGTCTTTAAAAGAATACAATTTATTCATTACTTCTACAAAAGAAGCAGATGTATTTTTATGATGGTTTGATACCACAATACGACCAGCTAATACATTATAATCTGGGTGAATGGTAGACATAGATGCGCATTGTTCGGCGGACAATTCGTCAATTTTTGTAGTAGATATTTTATTATAAATTTGGTCGATAACCTTCATTACTAGCGAGGTATAATTAATTTTTATATTTGCTTCATTTCCGAGTGTACGGATTCTTTTCAAAATTTTATCAAATGCAATGACTTCTGTCATGCCATCACGCTTTGTAACTAGCATTTCCTCGTCTTTTTCCGTGTTAGCAGTGGCATCGTCAATCATATTCGACATAAGGTGAATATTCTATGAATATACAATATATAAAAAATATAAGTCTATATACTTTTTATAACTTTATTGCTTCACCTACTTATCCAGGTCTTCAAAATCTTCCAATTTTACTAGACACACGCGCTTTGTAGGTTCTCCGTTTTCATTTAGTGTCTGACTTTCACCAGTTTCTGTATCGATTACAATACTGGGTGATCTTTTTTTTGGAGCTCTATGTTCATATCCTTCAATGCGCTCTTTGAGTATAGTGTCCCAAACTTCCTTCATTTTTGGCAAAACCGCTTCGTACCATTTCTTATTACGTTCAATAATTACACAAGAGAATTCATCTAAATACCAGTAAATAATACCGGTGAGAGAATTTCCTTCTTTTGACTGAGTCTTCTTTTCTTCTTCAATCCATTCATTAATAGATTCGCGTGTTTGTTCACGATGTAGTGGCATATAAGTATATACAGGGAACCCGTTTTGCATTTGGGTATTGACGAATTGGAGCATAACTCCCTTATATTCGTGGGAAGTGTCTTCGTAAAACACATTATCGCTTTCATATTCTTTAAAACGAGTTTCAACGAAATCGCATTTGTCGAGTTCACAAACTTCCATCTGCATTTGTGTCTGTATCCAGTATTCTTTTTTTGGTATACCCGTAATATCACGATTGACTATATTTTTAATTTCTACCATATGTCCAAACCGAGCGTTCGTATGTTCCACATTGATACCATCAGGTGACGCACCAATAAATTTATGCTGTTTATGTTGTAAACACCCGAAATCTCCCACTTTTGTTTGGTACATGTCTTCATATATCATTAACGTCACCGATTCATATTTGATACCCCATTGAAGAGAATTCGACATACTTACAAACGAATAATCGCGAATGATTTCCTTTATAGGTTTGCATTTTTCATAAATTAGACTGTTTACTTGTGCTTGTGTACCAAATGCCTTCCAAATATTACTAGCACTCAATAAATTATGTCTGAACTCATACCATTCCACCGATTTTTGCGATGGCTGTGGTTGATTTTGAAGACCAGTAATTTTGCGGAGCAATTGTAGTTTGTCATCATACGTTAATTCGTCAATCTTGTACAAATTGTATGACTCACTGTAATTCGGAATTTTCATGTAATCGCTGTAGTTCTCGTATGTTTGTTCAACAAGTTCACGAACATCGTCGTAATCATCGTCATCGCAAATATCTCCTGCTTTCCATGTATCCACCATTAATTCGGTCACTTCAGAATACAAATCTGATACGAAAGTAGAAGACTGCATGTCCATTGCGTTTTCTTTTACATATTCATCAACCGATTCACATACAGTCGTGGTTAACTCTACTTGTTCGTCGTTTGTGAATTTATCAAACCAATTCATGTGTGTTGTTTCTGTATTCTCATTTTGTACATCACTTTCAAACCAATTACGAATATCTGGATTAAACTGTATACTAATCTTTTCGCCAGAATTCACCGTTTCCGATTTAGCATTTATTTCATTCATATTCGCGGTATTCTCCATTTACAATATGATAGCACGTTCCTATTATATTGTTTCCGAAATATATTAATTCTTTATTCAATTTTTACCTTTGCGTTTTTAGGTGAAGGTAATGATTTTAATGTTGATACATGCTTTGGGTCCATATTACGTAAAGTAAAGTTTTTGGTTGTTTGATTGAAAAATAGTCCTGGTATAGATAATACTTCTTGTGATTCTATATTATAATTGACTTCCTTTATCTTGTTTAGTTTGCCTTTGTCCAATGTTTTCAGAAAAAACATTTTCAACATTTTTAAATCATTCGCATTGTAATTGTGTTCCACCGCATATTTTTCAGAATATTCATATAATTTGTTTTTTTTTGTAACCTTTGTTAGTTTGTTCCATGTTAGATTTGGAACCAATTTGGGTGTTTGATTAGTTTCATCTTCAATTGTGCTTATAAAGTTGTTAGATACGTCTTCTTGCGTCGACGTTGTTGTGGACATCCTTTCTATATAATATAATTTAATATGTTTATCTGGTTTTATTAATATAACTTCTTTGTGTAAATGGACCAACAAGTAAAGCGTATTGTTTTACCAGAAACCAAGTCATTATCAGAGATAAACTGCCAGAATGAACGCAAAATAATTGAAAAGAAAAAAAAAGAAAAGCGTAAGGTTACCCATCGTAAACAATGGGATTTTACTGACGACGAGTTGACAAATGAAAATCAATTAGAATACATCAACAATATGTACTCTAGTTTGATAACTCCTACAAACTTTGACAATCGTATTCAACATATTCAAGGTGTGATAGAAACTCAAATTAAAACGAAAATCCACGGATATCATCAACAAGATATAAAGAAAACGTTGTACGATAGTGAGAAGTTCATTACATTTCCAAAGGTGATTGAACTATTACATTCCTGCCAAAATACATGTTATTATTGTCGTAAACCAGTGTTTATCTTATATGAATTTGTACGCGATAATAAACAATGGTCTATTGAAAGACGTGATAATTCATACGGTCACAATCACGATAACGTTGAAATCGCCTGTTTGCATTGTAACGTATGTAGAAAAACGATGAATGAAGAACGATTTTTATTCACCAAGCAATTAAATATTATTAAACAAAGTTAATAAACAATTAAGCAATCATTATGTAATGGACCAACATCATAAAATATACGAAAAGCTCGACTATTTTCAAAAAACCAAGAAGATACCTCATATCATTTTTCATGGTAATTGTGGAACAGGTAAAAAAACCATCTTGAAAAACTTCATTCAAAATATATATGACCACGATAAGACCAAAATACGTAAAAATGTATTATACGTGAATTGTGCGCATGGTAAAGGTATTAAATTTATACGTGAAGATTTGAAATTTTTCGCCAAGACGAATATTCAATTAAACGAAAATATCTACTTCAAATCAATCGTATTATTTAACGCAGAATTCTTAACAAGTGACGCACAATCCGCATTGAGGCGTTGTATCGAACAATTTAGTCATAATACACGTTTCTTTGTCGTGGTAGAAAATAAACAGCGATTGATGATTCCCATCTTATCGCGATTTTGCGAAATTTACATACCTGAAACTGTTGATGAAAATGGAAATATACAAAATCTACATCAGTTGCGCATTCAAGAACATAGTATTCAAACAAAGAATATTCATTACGATTGGTTCAATGAAAAAATGTTACATATATTCGACCACGAATACGAACATTCACATTTTGTGAGTCTCGTAAACGAAATATATGTAAACGGGTTTTCTTGTTTGGACGTAATGGATTGGTTAACTCAGTCATCAATGTTGGAACAAGATTCTTTAGCATCTGCGCAAATTTGTTTTCATAAAATCAAATCCGAATATAGATCGGAACAATTATTAATGTTATATTTATTTGACTATATATTCTTGCGTTCGAATAAAGATATAAAAAGTATTAGTTCAATATAATAATGGACGACTTTGTGATTTCCAATTTGAATGAGTCGAGGAACGAATGGTGCAGTAGACTGGTGAGTATTTTTACACCACTTATTGTTGATGGTGTTCGCTCGATATTTAGCGAATCATGGAAAATTTGCATTCAAAATGACGAGGCGAATAAATATTTAATGACGTTTCAGAATCTTCTTTCGCGTGTTCCCAAATGGAATAACGAAATCATTGAAAAAGAGCGTGTACGCATTGTTGAAAAAAGTGGTTGTGATTATTTAGAAGATTTAATCACTTGTGTACATATTATTCAACTTAAGATTTTGACTTGTATCCGTGTTGGAAATAAGCAAAAGAAGATTGATATTACCATTCCTAAGTTGGATAATTTTGTTCATAAAGTCTACATTGCCGCTGCTCGTAAGTTATACTCTAATGTGTATTTGTTTGAGAAGAATCTTGCTCCTCTGCAATTACAAAAAAATAACCGTGAACTAGAAATGATTGTTCAAGAGTGTATTTTGAATGTTATCCGGGAGAGTATACCTACCGAGGAAATTATTCGTGCTTATATGGATGAAAGTATTGAACACGAGGAAGAGGTAATCGTAGAAACGATTGATAATCCTGAGGAAGCATCAGAGTCGGAAGAACAGAAACAAGGTGGGGATAATCAATCCAATATTACGGCAGATATGATTGAAAAGGCAGAACCATATGCTGCCATTCCTGAACCAGACGAAGACCTTCCAGTAACTACACAAACGATTCAAGATGTACATCCTGACGAAAACGTGGTAACTACATTGTCTTTTAATGACATTGATTCAGTTTTAGACGGAACGAATCATGTCAACGAAATTGACGCTCCCAAGTCCATTGAGAAATTAGAAGAACTTAGTACATCCCGCGCAATGGAAAACAGTATGTATGGAAGTGACGATGATGATGACGAACGACTCAAGATTGATACTAAAAATATGACTCTCACTGATTTCGATGTTTTAGAGGAACAAGAAAGCGCTAAGTTGGATCCTACAAAAATTGTATTAAATGATGTGGAGGAATTGTATTAAGTGCGTTATGATATATAATTAATTATCAACTAACTAATTATAATTACTATGGAAAAGTTATTAGTTCTCTCGCTTGTTATTTCTGTATTGTACGTCTTTACCAAGATAGTAGAGATGAAATACGTTGAAAAACAAATGAAACCTTTTAAGTTTGTTCTACGCGATTCAGTCATTGTTTTCTTATCCAGTTTTGTTGGTTTATTTTTTGGATTCATGTTACACGGAAACGTATCTGATTTTATGAATGTCATGACTAATACCAAGTCGTTCAATCCAAGTGAAACGCAAGTGTTCACTGGAGAACCAGAATTCTAATTAGTTACAAAATATATAAATACTTTTCAATGTAGTTATATATAGGTACTTGGGATGAGTACCATTACTCGCAATCAATCTTGGAATCAAGATTTCTCAAAAATATTAGGCGAATCTGCAGATTTAATGATGAGAAAAGGTGAAGTCATGAAAGCGCGTGCATATAATCGCGCTCGCGATACCATCCAAAGTATAGACCAAGATATAAAAAGCGTTGAACAATTAAAAAATACACCTACTATCGGTGCTACTATTTATGACAAGTTAGATGAATACACAAAAACTGGGAAAGTTGCTTTGTTAGAACAATACAAAAATGACCCTTTGATTGCATTTACCAATATTTATGGAGTTGGACCCAAAAAAGCAGAAGAGTTGGTGAAAAAACATAATATACGCAGCATTGAAGAATTGCGTGAAAAACAAGATATAGTGCTGAACAATATTCAGCGCACAGGTTTAAGATATTACGAAGATATTTTGGACCGTATTCCTCGTAATGAGATTGCGAAATACGACTGTGAGTTTATGAAAACTTTCAAGAAAGAGTCACAAACAATCAATACCTATTATGAGATTGTGGGCAGTTATCGAAGAGGGGCAATCAATTCAGGTGACATTGATATTATCATTACGTCAGATGACCGTTCGGTATTCCATAGAGTGATCGATTCGTTGATTTCAAAGAAAATTATTGTTGATGTTTTGTCTAGAGGGGATACAAAGTGCTTGGTGATTGCGAAGTTGACCCCTCGTTCCAAGGCGCGACGTGTAGATTTTATGTTTACTACTAGACAAGAATATCCCTTTGCAATCTTGTATTTCACTGGAAGTAAGGATTTCAATACGGCTATGCGTGGACACGCTCTAAGAATGGGATTATCAATGAATGAACATGGTTTCACAAAGAAAGACAGTCAACAGAAACTAGTATCTCATGATATACTTAGTGAAAAGGACATTTTCGATAAACTCAACTTAGTCTATGTTCCACCTGAGAAGCGAGTTGATGTCCGTTCACTTATTGAAAATATTCCAAAAGATAAGTCAAGCACACCCATCATGAATAAAAACGTTATAAATTATATCAAGGATTTCAAACAAAATGGATTGTCTGTTTTGAAGAAACTCAATGAAGAAACCATTATGGAAATCATTTCACAAACAAACGACGCATATTATAATTCGAACAATCCATTATTGACCGATAATGAATTTGATATTGTCAAGGAATACGCTGAAACCAAATATGAACGAAATGAAGTCTTGAAACAAATCGGTGCTCCAGTTGGTAGGAACAAAGTAGAACTTCCGTTTCATATGCCTTCTATGGACAAAATCAAACCAGATACAAATATTCTTGACAAATGGAAGAAGAAGTATAATGGTCCTTATGTATTGTCTTGTAAATTGGATGGAGTAAGTGGTTTATATAGTACACAAGGTAGTACGCCAAAGTTATACACTCGGGGTGATGGTAAAATTGGTCAAGACATTTCTCATTTAATTCCTTATTTGAAATTACCCAAAGTCCACAATGTAGCAGTCCGCGGCGAATTCATCATTAAAAAGCAAACCTTCGACCTGAAATATAAACATTCTTTCGCTAATCCTCGCAATATGGTATCCGGTATCATTAATAGCAAACAAGTAGACAATAAAATTCACGATTTGGATTTTGTTGCATATGAAATGATTGTCCCGTCTTTGAAACCCAGTTCCCAAATGAAAAAATTACAAGAACTATCGTTTCAGGTGGTGCAACATACTTCTCAAACAAATATCACCAATGAATATTTATCATCCATCTTGGTTGATTGGAGAACAAATCATATGTATGAAATCGATGGTATCATTGTTGGCGATGATCATATTTATCCTCGCACAAACAAAAATCCTGAACACGCTTTCGCATTTAAAATGGTTATATCTGACCAAGTTGCGGAAGCAAAGGTGGTAGATGTGGAATGGAATGTAAGTAAAACAGGATATTTGAAACCTCGTGTAGAAATTGAACCAATTCGTCTGGGTGGCGTCACTATCAAACACGCAACCGGATTTAATGGTAAATTCATTGAGTCCAATAAAATTGGTATTGGAGCTATTATCGAAATCATACGTAGTGGGGACGTAATTCCTTATATTAAATCGGTGATTGCCCCTGCCGAAACACCAAAAATGCCGAATGTACCTTATAAATGGAACACTACTAATATTGATATTATGATTCACAATATGGAAACAAATGAGATTCTTCAAGAGAAACGCATTACGAATTTTTTCACTACACTTGAAGTGGAAAGTTTATCAAGTGGTAACGTAAAGCGTATTATCAAGTCTGGTTACAATAGCATTCCCAAAATATTACATATGACTAAGCAAGATTTCGGAAGAGTAGAAGGGTTTAAAGAGAAAATGGCGGAAAAGGTACATACAAGTATACAAGATAAGGTGAAAAATGCGAGTATTGTTCAAATTATGGTTGCATCTAATATGCTTGGACGTGGATTGGGTGAGAAAAAACTCACACCGATTATGAACAATTTTCCAGATATTTTAACTTCATCTGAGTCGAAACAATCAAAAGTGTCCAAATTACAAACTATTAACGGTATTGGAAAAGAAAACGCAACCAGTTTTGTTGAAAATATGGATGCGTTTATGAAATTCTTGAAAGATACGAAGTTGGAATCAAAATTGCGCGAGAAATCATCTAGTCCTTCTCCTAAGAAAAGCGTCAATACAAATCATCCACTATATAATCAAAAGGTAGTTATGACAAAGGTGCGAGACGCAGATATTATTGCTGCACTGAAAAATAACGGCGGGGAACTAGTAGACAATGTAAAGAAAGGTATTTTAGCAGTGATTACCAAGAATACACAAGAAGTATCCAATAAAATTAACAAAGCGAAAGAAATGAATATTCCGATTATGAGTGTGGAAGAATTCAAACAAACATATATGACGTAAATTGTATTGTAATTATTGAATAGATTGACTATGAAGTTATTCAATAATTTTCTTGTCCTTGAAATACAACGGTCGTCCTCTGCGATAATATATATCGATCTGTTTTTGACGCCATTCTTCTTGTTTCTGAATCGCATATACAAGTTTCTTATCTCTTTTCAAAAAATAATATATGTGGCCGCGTTTGTCCATTTACACTTCTTCTTTACATATCTTTATATATTTACACTTGAAGATATGTGAAAATAATTTATCCGTGATACACCATACCGTCTATATCTATGATTTCGCACGATTCACTCGGTTTATCACACACAAATTGTTTGAAATAGTCTTGTTTTAATTGTTCTTCTGGGGTATGTGTGTGCACACTACGAGCAATCATTTTATACAATTTAAAATTAGGATAACGGTCGTCTCCATTCTTTTTATATAATACGTTCTTTCCGTTGTCGTCCGTACACCATCGTTGAATGGTTTTTTGTAATTCATTGTAGTTTTTTTCGTCGTCGTCGTGTATAATAAAATCGTATATAGAGCATCCTAACCGACATATATCAAAACTCATATTCGGATCTATACGCGGTTTCTCTTCATTCATATATGGTTCACAGTTGTATTGTGACGACGCATCCCCAGAAGGAGAGAAACTGTCGCTACAAAAGGTTTTTCCCTCGAATTTATATATACTTCTTCCGAAATCAATCAATTTAAAGAGTTTTCCGTGCGTTGGCACTTTATAATATTGATTTTTATATTTATAATACAAATGACTATGTTCTGTGTTGTTATACATTACGTTATTCGTATGTAAATCATTATGTGTAAAGTGAAACACTTTTTGATAACATAGCAAAATCATAATGATTTGAAACAACACACTCGCTCCATTTTCTTCGTTAATTTCAGCATTTTCGAACATAGAATCCAGTGTATTCTGACATTTCTCTAAACAAATCATTTGGACAGGGTAATCATAAATAATCGCATGCGCCTCTTCTTCCGTGGAAGAACATGACGATTCATCTTCATCTTCATCAGTTTCCCATTGAGACTCGTGATCGTTTTCCTCTCCGTCGTTGCTATTGTGACTACTGTAATTTAAAGAACTATTGGATGAACTGGTTTGAGAACTGGTTTGAGAACTTAGGTCAGATTTAATTTCCTCATCAAGTATTGTTTTTTTATGTTCATAAATTAATTCGTCAGTGGGTTCGCCTAGGTTCTCCTCTTCTGTTGATATAGTTATATCCTCTAACGAGCTACACGTAAAATTATGTTTCAGGGTCTTTGCGATTTTAACTGGTTCTTTATTTTTACAGGTCCCTCCGTATGACTCATAACTACTATTAGTAATCGTAAATAACTTATTTACATTTTCATTGAAAAAAGGAGAACCATTTAAATATTCGAGGTCGTCTTCAACATTAATTTTGTAGTATTTCTGAATGGCCAGATGACTACCGAAATAGTTGATTCCGTGAGGGAAATTGTATATTTCTTGTAATCGACTAGATAGATAATAAAAAAAACCATCCGTATATGCACAATTATTTACATCATCTAATTTAGATATTGCGTGATTGTCATTTACAAACGGTAATTTCCGTATATGTTCTCCATATTGATCATATTTGCCTATCATATACCTAAGTGGGTCTAACAATGGAGAATATTTCACAAAGAATTCCTGTCGAAGTGTACGTTTGCTCTTTATGTCGTATATTTGTTCCCCATCTACCACATGGTAACGATGGTTTAGGCACATATTAGTTGATACTTGTGTATCTGAGAATCTCTGATAAATTGGAATATAATATTGTATGTTCTCTAATAGGTGTTGTGGAAACTCCTTATCGTCTTTGTTAAAACTAATGGTATTTATGTTTTGAAAGTTTCTGCTAACATCTTCAATTAGTTGCAATGAGAACCTAGACATAATTCTATTATTTTTTTATTTATAAGAGTTGAATATATTTATATTTATTAATGCGAACTAATATTATTTCCGTTCAAAAACACTTATAAATATATGAGTATCTATTATTATACTCTGTACAATGGCATTAGAACTTAGAAAATTTAATATGCGAGAGATCACATTCAAACCAAATGAGAACAAAGGTCCAGTGATTGTGATGATTGGACGTCGTGATACGGGTAAATCGTTTTTAGTCCGTGATTTATTGTTTTATCATCAAGATATTCCTATAGGTACAGTTATATCAGGAACAGAAGCAGGAAATGGGTTTTATGCTGAACATGTTCCTAAATTGTTTATACATGAGGAATACAATACAGTTCTAATCGAAAACGTTTTACGAAGACAAAAAACAGTACTTAAGCAAATAAACAAAGAAATGGCTACCTACAATCGTTGTACTATCGACCCACGTACCTTCGTTATTCTAGATGATTGTTTGTATGATGCGTCATGGTCCCGTGATAAAATGATGAGATTATTATTTATGAATGGGCGTCACTGGAAAGTTATGCTAATTATTACTATGCAATATCCACTCGGTATTCCACCCAATCTGAGAACCAATATCGATTATGTATTTCTATTGCGAGAACCATATTTGACTAACAGAAAGCGCATTTGGGAAAACTATGCTAGTATGTTTCCAACACTGGAATCATTTTGTAGCGTAATGGACCAAACTACAGAGAACTATGAATGCCTTGTGATTAACAACAATGCAAAATCAAATAAGTTGAGCGACCAGATATTCTGGTACAAAGCGGCAGACCACCCTAAGTTTAGATTAGGTTCAAAAGAATTTTGGGAATTATCTAAAAATTTGGGTTCAGACGACGAAGAAGAGTATGACCCGAGCAAATCCAAGAAAAAAAATGCGATATCGATTAATGTGAAGAAGACAAAATGGTAAATTTTTAAGTATTATCCGGAATTTCATCCGTAATTTCATTAAGTCGCATTTCAAGTTGAATACATAGTTCACATAGTGTATTTGACACATCATCCTCTGATGTATCATCTATTTCTTGGGCCACCATATTTGCGCTAACATCCCCAACATAATCTAATATATAGTCAACATCGACAGACTCATCCTCGTTGTTTTCGCCGTCTTCAACTATTTCACCGCCTTCAATATCAGAAGAAGAATTCAATGGAACAGCATAGGTAGATACAACTGTCTCGTCGTCAGAATCGGAACTTGATTGGACGGACTCATCCACATTGAAACGGGTATGCAGCATAGCGGTAGATACACCGGAACCGAGTGGTTGTAGGGGTATATCTTCAAATGGATCGTAACGACGGTAATAATCATCATCATCTATAAAAGAACCGGTTAAGTGCGAATGATTGTATTTGTCTCTATCAAATGGTATATGATTAGTAGGATGGTCCAAACTAAATGTGGTTTTGAATTTCACTGTATTCTCCAACCCTGTATTCATTCTTACACGAATCTTACGTCCAAATCTCGGATTATGCTCTAACAGTTGAAATAACATATATCGTAACTCATAAAATGATTGACTGACTTCGTATTTATTCAATGAATGTTTATGTATAAAATATAATTTGAGGTAAGGTTTCATAATTTTCACAATAGCGTCTTTACAACAATCATCCGATATATTAAAACTGGTCCATCTTCTAGAATAAGTCTGCACATAATCCAGCATATCAAATACATCATCATATAATTCATCATTATCACTATTCTTCAAATAGTCTTGAATGCCTTTATCTCTAATTAATGCGTGATTTCGTTTGTAAAATTCGGTCAAGTTGAAACCGGTCAAGAAATATTTATAAAATATGATAGGCAATTTAGTAATGCGCATTTTATCGATTTTGAAATACATAGTATATAAGTTTGCTTTAGTAAACGGCAAATTATTAAACGGGTTCTTTACTGATTTCGGGCTAGCAAACATATATTCAGTCTCACAAATAGAATTTTCTACAATACGATTTATTTCTTGCGTTCGAAACAAGAATATAGACCCTTCTTGATACACTTCTACTACTCCCTGTTCTCCTCTATGAATATCATTCATCATCATATCCATAGAGTTACCCCGCACTGCCTTTTTATATTTCCATATGAACGCAAGTCGACTAAGCGCCAAATATATCTTTTGTGATCGCGAAAACAAATTCATACAGTCGGTTTTCTGTTTGTCCGACAAGAATATATTTGCATTTATTTTTTGTAGATTTTTATATTTTGATGAGTTATTCACATATATAGTAAACAAATCATTTAACAGAGATACATCTTGATATTCTCCTTCTTTGATTGGATTATACAGACACTTATTCAATATATATGTAAACAAATCACGATTTTTCACATTTTCTTTATTTGACAAATTCATTGGGACAGTTTTAAACGTAAACTGATTTCGCACTACTTCATTTGCTGACCCAAACATAGCACGCTTTACTTTATAGATTTTAACTACATTACATAGAATATAAATACAGTAATCAATTTTACAACAGAAACATACAAAATATATTTTTGACTTATCAGATTATATTTTGTAATTATATACAATGAACAAACCTCTTATAACCTATATTATTATTGTTATAGTTTCCTTTACAAATGACAAACTTCATAGTGAATGTAACAATCCAAGTATAAAAGTGGATATGGTAAGCGTATTACAACATTTCATATCTATTTATTCTTGGTTTGGTACGTTTATTTTTGGTTATCCCGAATTCCATTTATTTTATGTGTTGGCAATTATTACCGGGTGGAATTATTTCGGTAATTGTATAATTAGCGAATGGTACAACAACGCATGTAAACTAAACAAAAATAAGAATCATAAGGACATTCCCTATTATATCATGTCTACAATCACCGGAAATGAACAACAATCATATAGTTACTTGATTTACTCTGTGGTTATCATAGATGTCGCATTAATTTTATGTAAATACCATAAGAGTATATTTTAAGTGTGTGTTTTTCTGATTTCAACTCTCTGTAGGATTTTGCACTTTTGGACATTTTAAAAATGTCCAATTTTCATTTTTTCAAAATAGTTTCCGAAAACCATGTTTTTAAAAAACACGTTCATACCATAATGCGGTGATATGGTTTTTTTCAAAAAAATATTTGACTGCATATATTTTTTTTATTATTTTGTCAAGAAACCGTTTAGGGGATTTTATCGTTGTTATATAATAACAACAAAAACAATAAAAATGTCCCAAAAAATCCCCAACATATTTGAATGTAATTGTTGTAACTATATTACGAGCAATAAAAAAGACTATAATAAACATTTACTCACACGTAAGCATGCGAACAACAACGCGAACAACGGAAAAAATCCCCAAAAATCCCCAAACTATAAATGTGAGTTTTGTTCAAAACAATTCAAAGACCGTGCTGGATTATGGAGACATAATAAAAAATGTAATGAAGAAACTAAACATATGAAAACTGCTTCTACAAATGACGAAATATCCAAAAGCGATATTATCGAATTATTGAAACAAAATCAAGAATTCAAAGAATTATTAACAGAACAGCAAAACGAAATACAAGGATTGCATAAACAATTGATAGATAATGTCAAACATAACGGTAATATAGTCAATCAGACTATTAATAATAATCAAAAATTCAATTTGAACTTCTTTTTGAACGAACAATGTAAAGATGCAATGAATATGTCGGAGTTTATCGAAAACATGGAATTAGATTTAACTGATCTAACCGAAACCAGTCGATTGGGTTATGTTGGAGGAATTTCACGCATTTTGATTAATAAACTTCAAGAATTAGATATTTATAAACGACCACTTCACTGTACTGACATGAAACGGGAAACATTGTATATTAAAAACAATGATGAATGGTCAAGAGAAAACAATTCAAAAGATGCGTTGAATGGACTTGTGAACAAGGTATCGAATCGAAATTGTCGAAATATCAAACAATGGACCGAAGAACATCCCGGATATCAAGTGTTCGATTCCCCTGAAAATATGGATTATGTGCGACTTACACAAGCGGTATTGGGTGGTCTAGGTGAGCACGAATGCAAACAATTCAAAGACAAAATTATTAGAAGCGTTATCAAAGAAGTCATGGTCAATAAATTTTGATAGTGTGTTTTTCTGATTTCAACTCTCTGTAGGATTTTGCACTTTTGGACATTTTTAAAATGTCCAATTTTCATTTTTTCAAAATAGTTTCCGAAAACCATGTTTTTAAAAAACACGTTCATACCATAATGCGGTGATATTGATTTTTAGCAAAAAAGTTTGACTGCATAAAAAAAATTATTATTTTGCCAAAAAACCGTTTAGGAGATTTTTGTGTTACCATACAATAGGGTAACAATGGTAACAAAAAATCTCCAAAAAATATCCGGGAAATTTTATTGTGAAACTTGTGATTATAGATGCAGTAAACAAAGTGAATACAATAAACATTTATCCACCGCAAAACATCAAAAGATAACAAATGGTAACAAAAAATCTCCAAAAAATCTCCACTGCATATGTAATTTTTGTAACAAAACATTTAAATATCGGTCAGGGTTATCCAGGCACAATAAAAAATGCAACGATGATAATAAAATAGTAGAAAACAAATTAACTACCAGTGAGCAAATTTCAAAAAGCGATATTATCGAATTATTGAAACAAAATCAAGAATTTAAAGAATTATTGACAGAACAACAACAAGAAATACAGGGATTACATAAACAGTTGGTCGAAAATGTAAAACATACTGGAAATAATATAGAAAATCAAACTATCAATCACAATCAACATTTCAATCTGAATTTCTTTTTGAACGAACAATGCAAAGACGCAATCAATATGTCGGACTTTATTGAGAATATGGAATTGGATTTAAAAGATTTGACTGAAACAAGTCGATTGGGTTATGTTGGAGGAATTTCACGCATTTTGATTAATAAACTTCAAGAATTGGACATTTATAAACGCCCACTTCACTGTACTGACATGAAAAGGGAAACATTGTATATTAAAAATAACGATGAATGGTCAAAAGAAAACAATTCAAAAGATGCGTTGAATGGACTTGTGAACAAGGTATCGAATCAAAATTGTAGAAATATTAAACAATGGACAGAAGAACATCCAGGATACCAAGTATTTGATTCTCCTGAAAATATGGATTATGTACGACTTACACAAGCGGTATTAGGGGGTTTAGGCGAACAAGAATGCAAACAATTCAAAGACAAAATTATTCGCAATGTTATCAAAGAGGTTATGGTGAACAAACTTTAGATGAAAATGATAGAATTGTTTTAATTCTCAACTATGTATATAAATATCATGAATGCAAATACACAATGTACTCAACGAAAACTAGATTATTTTAAATGGAAACATCTCACCTATATAAACCAGATATTCGGAGATGCGGGTGTACGTGAAATTATATCTGAGGTCTATCCAAACAAGTGCCTCGAGTTCAGAGTTGAGAAAGTGGCAAGTGGGAGCGGATTTGAAGAAGGTACCGACCACCACGTACTGTTTGACAAGGTCAAGAAGAAACGTATTTGTAGCGTAGATACGCTGAAAATTCAAAACATAAATAAAAACATATATGATACGCTTTGCCAGTCGTACTCTTTACTTATTTACTTTCATCGAAAGATGTATAAAACACATAAGGGGCGTCAGATGGAAATGATCAAAATGTATCGTGATATTTTAGACAATCGTACTCTCGTAAGAAAAATAGAGAATGAAATCGTCAATAACAAGCGAAATAAAGGGTTATGGAGCGATTATACACAGAATATAGATGGCGATGTGCCGCTGGACATGGATATGTCTAGTATTATACGCAATATTCGCGATACATTAAATCGTTGGGAGGATTATGGATATTATCACTTTACTAAAGATGGAACGTGCGGAAACGCTTAGAAAATACGCGTGTCCAAAGAAGTCATGGTCAACAAAATTTGATAACTGGTATAATGTTTAAACTAACTTGTATAGATAATAAATAAGATACGCGCTGTTGTTTTGTAAACGAATATTCATTTACAAAACAATTTATTTAGTTATACTCCCCTATCGTATTACAATTACTCCTCCTTTTCGATATCCTCATCAACCTCCTCTACAACCATCTCAATGTTGCCATTATTTGCCTCTTGCTTCTTAGTCTCTACCAGCAACTCATTACGAAGTTGAGTAGACTCAGCATCAGACACTTCACGAGACTCGAAGTCAATGGTTTCAGTCACACCAGACAAGTTTCCCTCCTCGTCGATAGTCTGGGTAAGTTGGTTACCGCTGGATTTAGCCTTCTCAATGTTCTCCATAATAGCCTTCTTCTTAGTGTCGCGCACACGCTCCTCGAACTCTTTCTTGGCCATCTCCTCATTCTTCATCTTCTCCTTGTGAAGAGCATTGAGTTCTTCCTCCATATGCTCTACACGTCCGGTCTTATAAGCATCCGGGTCCCAAGGAATCCAAGTGCCCATAGGTCCCACATAAATATCGTGATTGGGATCTTGCTCGCGGAGTTTCTTGCATCGCTCCTCGGCCTCGTCCTGAGAAGCATAGACCCCTCGGACCTTTAGACCGCGCACTGAAGTCTGAAACGCATGCTCGCGACCGAACTTTTCATTCAACTTATCTTCCTGCTTGTCTAGGAAATTCTTGTAATCGTCCTCAATACCGCTCTTCTGCAACTTATCCGACTCCTCCTTGACAAATTCATTGAAGTCCTCAATCAGCCCCTCTACTTTCAAATTGTATTTATATGCGATAAAATGAATAAACTCAAAATAACGTTCCATTGATTTAGAAAACTCCCAGTTCTTAATAAATTGGTCAAATAAGTATACCTCACGTTTCTTCAAAATCTTTTCAGGAGAAACAAAAGACATACATGCGAATTTCTGACCGGCGATTGGCTTGTCCTCGTCACACAAATCAATATATTTAGGATTATTAGTCCCGTCGTCCTGGAGTTTCTTCTCGTAACTCATCTGTCTACTATATATGTCTATTACAGATATACTATTTAAGTATTTTTTCGCTTAGTTGTTTTCACTATATTTAGAAATTTATATAATTTTTTATATTACATTATAATATAACACAATGTTCGATCTTACTGAATTGGTTAAACGCGCTATCAAATATCTTATCGAGGGTCTTGTTGTGGCTCTTGCTGCCTTTGCTATCCCTAAGAAGCAGCCTAATGTTGAGGAGATCATCGTGATCGCCCTCACTGCTGCTGCTACTTTTGCTATTCTGGATGTGTTCATCCCTTCCATGGGTGAGTCTGCTCGCGGTGGAGCCGGTTTCGGTCTGGGTGCCAATCTGATTGGTGGCCTGAGACTTGCCGCATAAGCACATACCTAATATCCTATCATAAAAAATAGAAATGTCTACTTTTTATGATGTTACACTTATACAAAACTTAAAATATGATGACGAACATCATTTACTACCTTATCATTCGCAATACGATATATGCATTTATCTACATTTTCGTACCATTCGCGCATATCACTTAATACACTGGTAATCAACTCATTTAATGCTTTACATAACGTCAAATATTCGGGGTCAACATTTGTCTTATTCATTTCCTGGATTGTTTCGTCCAATAATACCCTACTATGTCTCATCATTACATCATATAACTTGGTTCCATTTTTGGTGTAACTAAGTATAAATGAATAACTATTTGCAAGTGTTTTATACACTTCTGTAATCATTTTTACGCGGTGGTTACGGATATATCTATCAAAATCTGCGATTTTTCTTTGATTTTCTTTTTTGATTGGATCATAATAGTCAAAGTAATCTGTAATCATTTCTCGAATGTCACTTGTATGTGTATCATATTCATTGGATAAATACCCATGTAGTTTATAAACAATATCAAAATTATTCGCATTATCGTCGTGATGACCATTCACAACAAGGTCTCCATGATTTTTCCCACCAATAATCAAGTTATATCTATATGCCATGGTAGGCGCATAATCCATATCAATAGTGTAATATTGATTGTGTGTATTGGACCAAACCCAACACACGAGTTTGATATTATTTACGTTAATGTCTTTTAACTCAGGCACTTTATTCAATATTTCAGATAACCGGTCATTATCGTCTAAATATACAAAATCACCCACTTCCTCATGTAGTTCTCTTTCCGGTTTGATATAAGGTAATTCATGATTAAATTTGCGTCGAATAGCTGCAACCTCCATATCGATCCCCTTGATGCTATTTACCAAGTCTGTCTTGATTTCTGAAATGCTCATTTTGCTTTGCTTGTTATTGTTATAATTTCACTGCTTATACATATGTTTTCTATAAACGTTTCAATTTTATAGACAACAAAACCCCTCAATTTACGCATCGTAATCAGGAGGAAATCATCGTGATTGCCCTCACCACCGCTGCTACTTTTGCTATTCTTGCTGTATTCATCCCTTCCATGGGTGAGTCTGCTCGCGGTGCCAATCTGATTGGTGGCCTGAGACTAGCCGCATAAGCACATACCTAATATCCTATCATAAAAAATAGAAATGTCTACTTTTTATGATGTTACATGGTTGTTTTACAAGAATTCTTTGATAATGCCGCATATATCCCTACTTCCCCTATATCTGCCGGTTAGTCTGTGAAGATGCATATGTGTATCAATCGGCCATTGCTTGATTTGATTACATACTTGTTCCATATCGCATCTTGCTTTGTCGTAATATGCCAGTCTCGCATTATTCTTCTCGTTTGGGTTAGTCATAACAGAGATTGTATTTATTTCGTCGCCTATATCACCGATTAAACGGCGAATATGAGTAATAAACATTTTATACATTGCTTGTTGTCGTTTGCTATATCCCAAGATGGTTGAATATATGGTATGTAGATGCATGATTGTTTCGTATACATGACGAATTCTGGATTCTTTGTGAATACACTGATACTCAAAATACACTTCATCGCACAATCGGTCGTATTCTGTCTGTGTTTCAGAAACAAATATGAACAGGTGATGGAGTGAACTCTCAGATTCATATGGAATATCTTCATCAGCATCCACCGAATAGGAAGTGCCTATGTCGCCATTGTTCAATTCATAGGGAGCTTCAAAATACTTAGATACACTATAATACTCATTCGTCAAGAGGCAATAGAACCCTTTGTATACCCCTCCCTCCTTCCTAGGCGTGTCGTCGTGAACGTCGCTTGTATTGGTCAACATGAGTTCAGAAAGGTATTGCATGACGCTATTTGGTTCTTCCGTTATCACTCCAAATTGCACGGTATATCCCGGGTCAGATAGTTCGGAAGGGAGGTTATTTTTATTTTCTGTAATGTAATTACGTATTTTCGTAAGAGCATCGTGTAAGATACGACTGCATTTGCTATCCATAGATTTCGATAACCGACTGCGACTCGGATGATTTTCGGTCGCTTTCATACGCTGAATGAATTCGGCCTCAATATCTTTGACTAGCATAGTTGGTTTTGTGACGGTTATTATTGTTATCTTTACTGCTTATACATATGTTTTCTATAAACGTTTCAATTTTATAGACAACATAACACCAAATTACGCATCATAATAAGGACTATCTTGGATTTTCATACCGCAATATTGTTTGGGTTCTTTTTTATAATCGGTTGGTTTATGGATTCCGGCATCTTCGGCACATTCTAATAAGAACTTGAAGTTCTCCCAGAATTCGCTTTTGTGTCCGATAGATTTGGTCATTACATGAGATAATTCGTGAATTGCCACGAAAGTAAGAGTATGTTTATCGATCAAATGATTATTATTTTCCTTGGTCTGGTTCAAACAGAACGCCACCTTTTCGCCCTTATTTTCACTGTACGCAGTATAAGTACTGGTAGGTAAAGTTTCCGTAATTTTCTTGGGATTGAAGTTATCTACAAGGCGTTTCACATTATCGCGGTCCGGATATTTGTCCCCTACGTATTTGACCAAATCTTTACAGCTAGTAGTCACCTCAGCTAATAAGTCTGCTGCTTTGTTTACTTCATTCCGGTCACGCACACAATATTTGTTTCCGTCCACGTCAGATACCACACATTTTAATTTGAAACTCTCAATATTATCGTAATAAATATAGTAACTTATAAATAAAACTAGGATTATCATCACCCATCCTAAAGTGTCTGAAGATGCCATTATATATAATGTGGGTATATTTCTCAATAATAACAATAATATTGTAAGAATACTATTGATATTGAATGTTATTGATTACGTGTAATTGCAACTAGCACTTAACGCTGACCAATCTCAAGAGGAGTGCGGGCAAGGTCGGGCTCGATGGTGCTGGTCATCCAAGGTCCAACGTCCTTCTTGGCAATCACGGGGTCAGAGCGAAGTTGAAGGTTGGCGTTTCTCATGGTCTGACCAACAGTGTCAAGTCCGATGTGGTGACCGGCCTCAAGCATATCGCCACCGGCAACACCCTCAGAGGTCATCACGTTAGGATTAAGCTCAGCAAATTTACTGTTCTCGTCCTTGGGAAGTAAATCGGCAGGATTGGCCACATTTTGCATCTCGTATCCAGCAACGGGAGCATTATTAGGCTTGACCTCACCCTCTACCTTTTTAGGTTCCTCAATAGACACCTTCTTCTCGGCAGCAACACCAGTCTCCATGTTGTCGCGGACAAGAAGCTTGCCGTTATTGTAGGTATACAGGGCACCAACCAGAATAATTAGCATAAGAGCCCACATAATAATGGTGGTCTTATCTTTGGTGAAGAACTTTGCGAGTCCAGATTGAATTTTTTTGAACATGCTTACTTATATATAAACGCTTGATAAAATTATTTGCACTATAATTTTTATAAATTCCTAAAATGATGGAACTGTAGTTTGAAAAGTCATTACTAAAACTTTACACTTCACTTATATTCTCATCACTATCACTTTCAGGAAGGTCATTGAGCATATGAGTATTTTTGATATTTCTTGCTTCTAAATAACAATTGAGCGCAATTTCCTTCGCCATTTTTGCTTTTCTTCGTGCTTCGTAATACATTTCATAATAAATATCATTACGTTCTTTTAATTGAATCGGTTCGACCTGGTCCAAATTATCCAATGGGAAATTGACTTCTTCCATTTCATTTGAAGTTGTTTCAAAGGGTTCTTCCATAATTTCTAATTGTTCTCCTAAACTTTGCGGAGATTCCCCGTATTCTACCTGAGAAGTTTCATTTATTTCTTGTTCATCAGTAATTCCTAAATTATATGAGATATCCAAAGGTACTTCTGGTATATCTTCTGATAGAATGTCGATATTTTCAGTATCTACTGTAAGTGGTTCATCAATCGTTTCAACAATTACCTCTTGATTGTTGGTTTGTAAATCATCTTGTAACAATTTTGTTTCGTCATCCACTTTTGTTATTTGTTCCATTGGTGGAGTTACTTCTTCGTCTTCCTCAATGGAAAGCTTTACATAGAGATTGTCTTTCTCAGGTACAGCATTCTCACCATTATTTTCCACCTTAAATAAGCATTTATCGAACGGATTGGTTGGTTTGACAATCATCAATTGCTTTGTTTCCAGTTCGATTTGAAAGTTGCGAGTTCCACATTTAACGCCCTTTATTTCTAAAATACACATTATTTGTGTAGTGTCACTAATGTCATCCACAGATACTTCATTCTCGTCGCTATCATACACTTTTACCGCAGGTAAACCTAGTGTAGTCGCAATACCAACACGTAAAATATAATATTTCCCTGAACGGAAAATTCGAAACGGTGATGAAAAATAGTTCTCAATATCATCTTTTTCCATATCACCGTCAAACCACTTCGCGCGATTATTATAAATGTAACCAACCGACGTTTCTTCTAGTTTTTCCATCCATTGAATGAAATCTGTATCCTCATTCGTAAACAATAAATCTATATAATGTTTTTTAGACACACTGATTATGCCTTGTTTTGTTAAAGATTGTGGAGGTTGAACATACAATGATTGTTCATTCGCTTTGTATTTCATAAAATAGTTACCATTTCCAACACGAATAGGTGAACTCAACGATATTCTTTGAAAATCGAACTGTTGAAAAGTCTTATTTCCACGATAAATAGTCTGCATGAACCAATATTATATAATCAACGATTTCTTTATTTATGTTATTAGACGAATCTATTCGTAAAAATAAACAATAAAAAATAAAGGTCTAAATAAATTATGGGAACCATCAAAGAAACATTTTTATCATTTTTCAAAGACAAAGAAATGAAACAAAATATAAAAGAGGTTCTACGACCAGTTACTGAAATTGTTTATAATGAAATCTATATTTATGTCTGGGGTATTTGTTTTTTTAACTGCTTCTTATTCATTATCATTTTGGTTAATTTGTTCTTGCTATTAAAAATGTCCAACAAACTTGTATTATATGAAACCATACTTCCAGTCTAAATATAATTCATATACACTATTTATAGTTGCGAATAGTGTATATTTATTTATGCAAGATAATATGTATTGATTTAGTAAATACATATGGACTCTCAAACACAACTCGTCGAGAAATATAATAAAAATAATTTGACTGAAAACGTACAGAAGTGGGTTTTTATCGAAGGAAAACTCAAGGAAGTCAATGAAAAAACGAAGAAGATGCGCGAAATGAAGACACAATTAGGTAAAAACATTTGTAATTATATGACTGATAATAATCTGAATAGTCATATCGAAATCAGTGATGGCGAACTACGTTTTTTTGAAAAGAAAGAGTACACCACGCTATCGTTTGGGTATATTGAAAGATGTCTTCACGAAATTATTTCTGACGACACCCAGGTGGATTTCATTATCAAGTACCTGAAGGACCAACGTGAAACAACCACATCTTTAGATATAAAGCGTCATTATAACAAGTAATCGTAGGTTATAATACAAAATTGATTATAAAATAAAAAATGTATAAAATTCACATTATACAATGGTTGCTTTCTTCATAGCATTTATCATTATATCCACTATTATTTGCGTATTTTGGATATATCTTATAAATTGTGTAGATAATCACGAGAACGAATATGAAATTGAAAATGAAGTAAACTCCCCAATGTAAGTAAGATTTGAATATAATTTTATCTATGAATAATATAAATGGACCAAATAATTACACAATACCGGTACAACAGTGATAAAACCATTGGTGGATATTCGTTAAAAGAATTCATGGAAAATAATCAAACTCTTTACGGTGGAGATACCCCGTCATATATATCACAATCGTCCGAACGTTTCAAAGACCTAGTTATTCCAGCTGGATTTGTTATGCAACCACAAGGAGGTTGTTCAAGTATGAAAACAAAGGCAACCAAAGTTCTTACTATTCCTAACCAGATGTTCGATACTATTTTTGGTAATGTATCTAAGCAACGTAAACACAATAAAACCAGAAAACTTCGTCCGAATCAATAATCAGAGCAATAATTTTTGTTTGTCTTTACAAACATTCATAAGATAATTGATATACCTCAATGATACAAATGCTTTATCGATTGATTCATTGATCAGAATAGGGTCACTTTCATACAACTTGGATTTATATTGAACACGTGTATTGTTCCACACAAAATTCCCTAATTTATTTCTTCGAATAAGATGGTCTATGTATCGTAACGAAATATGTTGACGAGGGTTGCGAAAATGGGGGTCGTAAGACCCATATTGGTATCCCATATATCTACATAGTTGGAGTTTTGTCCTATATAAGATAAAAATTTGTTTTCGTGTCATAGCATAATACGAAAACAAACTTTTATTACTTTTGTGTGTTATTTTTATTATTTTAAAACGGGGGCATTTTCTGAAGAAAATTAAAGAATTCATCCATACGTAATTCCATATATTTTCTAGGTATCTGAAATTCATTATCTTTTTTCATTAACTTATATTCTTGGTATCGATTGACTAATGTTTCGCGACATTTTATCAAGACATTCAATTTCGTTATTGGTTGTTCATGATAATCAAATAATGCACCCTTGGCCCGCATTAGCAAATAATCGTCATACTTTATAACATCTTCAGATACCTTTGTCGGTGTCGCCTTGATATACCCATTGTATCCCGCATAGCACGGAATACACATACAAATACATACACTTAGAGTAAATATAGATTCGTTGAGCATTGCTTTACTGTTGTTTCGTTCATCTGTGTATAACTCCATTCACAAAACGTAATTCAATTTTCTATCTATAAATAATCTATATACTGCGCGTTAACTACTTGTAGGTTACATTATCATCGTATTCAGATAGGGAATTCATTCGACTTTCATATAATCTCTATTATATGAAAATTGCGCTACCATTATAACTGCGTTTTATACATTACTTAATATTTTGACCAACGTTTCTTGTTGTATGAATTTACACGTAACATTTCGTCCGCATTGTCCTTCCATTTTTGAATTTTATCTTGTTTCTCCTTTTCTTCTTTACTTGGAGGAAGCTCAGGAATTTCATTTACTTTCATGCGGTTCAAATCGTGGTCACTTGGTTTGGGTTTTTTACCATAACAGTTGACGCCAAACTTAATATATGGATTCGCAATATGTCCACCGTTTACACCCGGACGTCCGCAATTGTTTTTATGTTTCTCTGATTTTTGTAATTTATCCCATGTTTTCTTTTGAGTGGGAAAAAATGCCATTTGATTCGCAGACCACCCATAACTGCACCATTCCGCTCCATTGTTATATGCTTCTTCCACTTGGTCGTACGTTGCTAATTCGGCGTCATAAATACTACATACTGCCTGAGCATCTTCATAAGTAAAAGAATTAGTAGAAATATTAAACACTTCGTCTTGTGGTGCTGGAGGCAGACTTCCACTGATATCTGTTGATACTAACACTTCTTCAGGGGATTCTCCCATGATAGCACGTTTTATAGCGTCGATACTGTCGGTAATGGAAATATCTAGGATATGTTTGAAGAAACTAATGAAAATAATCAATACGAAACTACCAACTAATACCGTTTCTATAATTGCAATACTAATAGGTTTGTTTTCCTTAGTCATAGGAATACCGAATAGATAGACTACCAAGTACAACCCGAGTAATATGAAACCAGACGAGAAAATCGAATTCGCATCATCTAAATACTCCACCACCCAATTGTAAAAGTTACTAAAATCTTCTTCATTCAGAATATTTCCAGATTTGCTGTTGTAATAAAAGATACCCCAGAATATCAACAACCCGAATAATACAATATCAACCATCTTTCCAATAAAACCATTTACGGGGGACTCATTTGAAGAATCGCCAAATAACCTTCCTAAAAGCAAATATAATACAACGACAATACCTGCGAAAATCATTAACATCGTGGTAGGATCCATTGAAAATAAATTGTCAGTAGCAACATCTTCCTCATTAGTGGGAGTATCTTCTACATTTGCGGGTTGCAATGGTTTATTTTCTGTAATAGTATTTATGGTGTCATTATCAGATAGAACATTATTAGACATATCAATCATTTCACTCATATTATAAGTTTCAATATAATATAACGAACTATATTTTTTACGTTAAACTATTTTTTCGACGATAAAATAAACAATATGCGTGGGGAGTTTTCAATAGATTTTCGCTTGAAACTTTCTGAATGACTTCATCATCAAAATGATTCCACTCATTACGACTATTTTTGACAAATGATGTATAGTGACCATTATTCATACCCCCAATATGATTTATAATACCGTATAATTCGTAGACGTATTTCTGTGGAGTATAACCACTCATATATGTACTCATATCGAAATCATCTATCGGAAAATCTATATTATGTTTAATCTTTTGTCCCATAGGACTAAATCTAGATAAGTTTACTACAAACACGCGAGGAATGTCCCAAAAACCAGATTCCATGTATACGTCCTCTTTTTGTTTGGTTTCTTCATTATACCACGCATTATCTCCAGTCAAACTCTCAGGTGTTAAATATGTTTTGATACACTGGTCCAATGTGTGTAATTCATTGTTATTATCCAATACGGGTAGATTCAATAAAAAAAACATTTCAGGTTTGATACTATGCACTTTTTTTGTAGTCATAGACACTATTTTTCGAAAGGATAAACCATAAAATAAATCAAGCATTTCTGAATATTCTTTTTCGTATATTTCCTTTTTAGTTTTGTAACATTGTAACGCTAATTTATCTACATCGTTATTGGGATCTCCATTGATTGAAAATGATACTTCTCTACTTGCGCTCTTGTGTATGATTTCCAAGAAAAACATAACAAATTCACACGAGTCATTCTGTGAAAACCCGCTAAAAAGTGTATACCCTTTTTTCTGAGCAATCGCACGAACAAAATGAATAAATCGCTGTGGACTCAGCTTCCCATTTTTACTCCACATTATATTTTGTAGGTCATTCCACTCTTTCGTAATGAGACCATCATCATCATTTTTTAGATGTTTTTGAAATGATTTGCTATGTATTGTATCATGAAGTTCATATGTATTGCCTAGGATTTGTATGCAAGCATTGATATAACAAGTATTACCCAAATTATGTAATCCAATTAATCCTTTCTCATTATATCTTGTTAAATCCATATAGATATTATTTTCTACACTAATATTATCTTTACATCGTTTGGTTTTATTATAAATGTCTAATCTGAACCAATCTAACACACAAGGAATCGACTCTCTTTTAGAGAGTATTGTGAATTTGTATACAGACGAAATAAACGCGGAACAGTCTGCTCGTCAAAGAGCCCGAACGAATTATCCCTTATCATTTAATATACAACGACCTAGACAACAACAGTCATTTACGCAACAATCATTTCATCGAAACGAAACTACTACACCTGCACCTACACCTGCACATACACCTAGTCCCATACATTCTCCGGGTCAACAAAGAACGAATCAACACTATTCCGGCTATTTATCACTTATTCATACATTGCGTGAAATCAGTTCACAATACAACAACAATATGCGCGAATATAATACAAATGTTCGTCAAATATTGACTATTGTAAATGACATACGTCAAGATATGCAAACGCAGAACCCCAGTCAACACCCAAGTCAACCCCCCAGTCAAAACACCCGTCAAAATTCTCCTCGTATGCCAAGACCCGAACATTCTCGTTTCTATGACGGAACATTTGGACAATCTCGTTCTACAAGGCCCAACCAAAATCGTTCATATCATAGAGATACTGGAAATCAGTCCAATAATAACTTGTTTGATTTATTATTTCAATCAGTTCCTTTGCCCGCACCAATGGAAAATGTGATTGTTCGTCCAAGCGAAGAACAAATTAGAAATTCAACTCGTTCAATTATTTATAGTCCAAATAATACTCATATCAATAATAACACATGTCCCATTACTCTCGAACCATTTGAAGAACAACAAATGTTAACACAAATTATGTATTGTGGTCATGTTTTTAGTCAGGAAGGCATTAACCGGTGGTTTGAAGGTAATGTTCGGTGTCCTGTATGTAGATATGATATTCGTAATTACAATGCGCGTTGCCGACAATGTAGACGCCCTTTACAAGAATATGGAACTCGTTGTACTTATTGCACAGAAGGGCGCGCGCAACAAGAAACGCAAGAAGAAATGGATACAGAAGACAATGAGGAGCCACCTATACCAGAACCACATGAGGACCCAGATGATAGTTTGGAACGGTCAGAAGATGTGAGTATGAATCCATATCAAGTTATATTGAACTATGAAATACGAACACCAGAATTCTTGTATAATAGTGCAGATATATCTTTCAATATAGGTACGTAAATCATACTTTTCATATTGAGTATTTTTCGAATATTCAATATGAATACGTGGACATCTATTTTATTCTATAATTGCTTCCCAGTCCATAAATAATCCACCGACTACTACATTATAACCATATTCGTAATCCGTATAATTTTTATTGTATTCGTCTAACACGAGTTGTTTATTTATCATACTATCGTTATCATTTCTTAATTGCTCTAATAATCGTTTTTTTTTCAATGATTCGGCGAATATGGGTATAAATTCAGTTGTATTTTCGATGTAAGGATATCTATGGTCGATACCGTCTCTATTGATATAGGTTGCCGAGTTCATCAAAGAATCATATTTGCCCATGCTAGTCATATCTACCGAAATACTTTGATATTTTCCTCTACCAAATACTTCATTTAACGCAACACCATTATACAAGTTGCATAATACCGAAATTACAAGAAAAAAATACATTGGGCTCGTATTAATATATCATATAGTATGTTATTTATATAATTAGCATAATATATTATTGCTTCATAAGAACACACATATTGTTTATTCCGCATTATTTGAAGAACACATCGAGTGTTTGTATCTTATTTTTACTATTATAAATTTTTTGTAAAATGTTATCAAACAATAACACTTTGATTTTCGCACTACTGATCTTCTCGCGTTTTTTCATAAACAGTTCCAAATCATCTCCGCATTCACCTTTCAATTTGTCTACGTCTTTGCGATACATCTTGATAGCAGACATTTTCTTCTGCATCGTCCAAATATCTTCTACGGCCAATCCGAATAACTGTTGAAGCGGTTTCATCAACTGATTTGTAATATAATGCGTATAATCAATCTGAACTTTGTTATCAATAATAAAATCCGGCGTTTCGATTTTGTCGCCCTGTAGTGCTTTCGGTTTGTCGTTGACTACAAACACAAAACGCATTCTATCGCCAGGTCTTGGTTTGTTTCCAGGGTCACGTTCACCAATACGGTCAGCTAGAACCCTGTGACCGATTTGTTGTGGATTCTTATAATCACTTCGTAGCGCCTTCGTAATCGTCAACTTGTCCATCGATACTTTACCATCAATCAAATTCGTCAATGACTCATTCAAATAGGCTATTGCTTCGCGAAGGTTACTACTACCACCGTCTTTCATCAATATATTCAAAATGCCGCCATAGACATCTTTCAGATAATCACACGAATCACGACGTTTTAACGACAATCCCATAAATTTCAAATAACCTACCTTTGGGTCCTCTTCATACAATATACCAACATATCTCTTTTTTGATAACAAGATGAAAGGCATCAATGTCTTCTCATATTCCAATTTCATCGGAAGTTTCAAATATTTTGTACACAAGTCGGCGGCATCTTGAGCAATTTCAATTGTAATTTCTAATGCGCGTTGTCCAACAATTTTCTCACCAGTCTTGGCATCCTCCAAATTAAATGTAAAGAACACGCTATCTGTATCACCATACACATATTCGGCTTTGGTTCGCACTTTACCGTGATTTTCGGTATCGTATTCCAAATCACCATATACTTCTTCAACCATTCGACGAGCATAAATAATCATCATGCGACCCGTTGCGGTTGTAGACGCCGCTACGTCTTGTTCATAAAATGTAGATGTGCGTGCTCCACATTGACCATATAATGAATTTGCCGTGACTTTGTATCCCAATTGTCGCTTGTCCAATATATTTTGCATAAACGGGTCTTTCTCTGTTTTAATCATTTTACGTGTATCCTTACGCGCCTTCAACAATTCCTCCAAAATAGAAGGCATGATGGATTTTTGATTATCTGGTAATTGTGCCCATCTACATTGTTTACTACCTACTTTGATCTTTTCCGCACGAGAAGTTGGATTTGCTCGTCTATATTCGTATGTATCGAATTCAATGTCGATATATTGATATTCAGGTAAATCATCATATACAAACTTACCATTTTCATCTTGTTCACCTGTTGTTTTTTCAGGAATGGGATTACCATCTAAATCAAATTCTTTGGACCAAACCTTACTATCATGTGAATAATTTTGACTAATCATTGAAGATGGATATAGGGACGAATAATCAACACATGCAACCGGATTGTCCATATACATTTTACATTTGGGTGGCAGCACAATCGCTCCTTCGTACCCACTTGCGAATTGTGGTTTTTCCAAATCCGGCATCAACGTATCTTTTTCTCTGCATTTCTTCGCCACATAACTTGTTAATTTTATACCTTGGCCACGAAACACCAAGAAACTAATTGGTACACTGCAGATATTCGACATCTCCATATATCCAGTAATGACGTCAATCTTGTTCATCAAATGGTGTACTAGATTACAATCTTGAATACAATATTTCGCTACAATTGCTCTACCTCTAGGACCTTCATCCGCCAATCGGAAAATATCTTGAGGAGTCACATCGTCTTTCGCCATACCCCAATTGAGTTTCTTTGATTTATCGATGTCTTGGTGGTCATTAATCACAATTACATTATATTTGTTTGTTTTTCCTTTTTCTTCTACTTCAACATTATATTCAATATCAACTACTTTGAATTTTTTTCCATCTTTGAAATAATCCGATGTAAAACTACTCAATTGGATATGAATGAAATCGTCAACGTGTAAACCCATTAGGTTCTTGCTATACAATTTTGTAATTTCTTTACCGTTTGTGTCTGTAGTACATTCTACTTTTTTGATACTATCATTGATAAACTGTCCGGCCACGTCATCCAATTTATATGACGACAAATTGAAATCGCGGCGGAAATATGTATACATATCGATTTGCAATCGTCCTAATATGTTGAAATATCGTAAATCGTATTCACCACTAGCCAACATTACTTTTGTATTCATAATTTGTATCTCGCTACCACTGTCAAACCATTTGTTATCCTTTTTGGAAATGTGGTCTTGATTGCGCGACAACTTCAAGAATTCAGATACACAATTTGTTTCTTTTGACCGCTGGAACATGAACTCATAATCAAAGCCAAATATGTTATACCCAATAATGATATCTGGATTCTCACGTTGAATTACTTTTGTCCATTCCAATAGAACTTGTTTCTCAGTATCTACACTTACAATTTCGACCCCCTTTACTTCATCGCAATCACCCAATACGATACAATGGTTTTTATTGGGTTCTTTCTCGCCATAATTCATGAATGTTGATCCGATGAACGTCACTTTATCACCTTCCAGTGAAGGTAGTTTGGATAATAGCAATAAATCCAGTGCGCTTAGTTGTTCCTCGCGAGTGTGAGTATCTTCTAATAAGTATTCTACAATATTGACGTTTCCTTTTACTTTATTCTTTTTGTATGCGAATTTCTTTTTCCAAGCATGAGCATTCCCTTCGTCCATTTCTTGACTTCCTTGTACATCACTATCCATGGCACTACTTTCTTGATTTTGTTCACTATGAGCATATTCAAAGATATCCTGAATACTCAAAATTTCTTGGATTGCTAAGTCGTCGTTATCTTTACATATTTTGTTCATAGGTACTTGTAGATACAATTGTATTATCTTTTCTAGGTCATCTTTTTCAATGGGTTTCTTAGGATATACCACATCAATATCTTCATCAATATTATCATATCCGAATGCTTTCATAATACAACGCCTGAATATGGGAGACATTAACTGGCTGTTGCTGTATTTTCGTTGTTTAATAAATATGTCTACAATATTGGATGCAAGTCGTTTGTATGTCTTTTTTGGTAGTGGGAAATCACCATGACTACTACTCGCCTCAATATCAAAACTGCATATGTTAAACGGAACGATCGTTTCTTTTGTGGGTTCAGGGACGATTGATTTATAGGAACAAGTAATCTCGTGGTCGCATGAGGTCTTCTTTTCTCCTTCTTTCGTTTTTATCACTTTATTTGATTTATAAGATATCCAACCAGAAGGCGCAATCTCGTTTACATGAAAGTAACGTAGCAAAGGAGGAATATTACTTTCATACAGTTCTAACTCAACTCCATTATAAACCAGATTTTCACGAACCCTTTCGTCGTATTTGTTTTTTGTAAACCATAAATTTTTGATTTGACTGATTGCTGATGTATTATCAAATTCTAAACGAACAAATTTGTGTTTTCTCCCACCAGAAAATCCATATAATTTATGATGCTCTACTATTTTTTTCTTTATAATTAATTTCTGATATTTCTCATCCAGTGACCTAACCCACAGTTCCATATCTTTGTTTGTCCAATCGTCGTGCGCTTTGATATAAAAGAATGGTTTATAATCATCTACATATGCACACAATTTTTTCCCTTTTTCATCTACACCAAACATTTGAATAGTAAATGTTTTATCATACGCAAAGGAACCGTCATCATATACATTAAAGTCAAATAATCGAAAGTATTTCTTTACCACCAGGTTTCGTTTCTCGCTCATAGTTGTATTGTTGTGTTGTATTTATCTTTGTTTCTTATGTATATTGTCAAATATACATAATCAATTTTTCAGTTATATTTATTTTTTAGCACTTGACATTGAACGTCTGTATTTAATCTTATTTCTAGATTTGGATTTCTTAGATGTAGTTTTCTTTTTGGAATACGTTTTTATTTTGCCAACAATTGGAATTTTGTATCCGCCATACAGACTATCGGGTTCCTTTTTCTCGACTATTTTTATGGGTATGTTCAACCAGGTACGCATATTGCTTTGGGTTCGTTCTCCGCCCTCGTAATATTCCGCGGCTTTGTGTGGATTAAATTTCACCAAAGTGGGAAATCCTTGTACTTGAATCGGGGATATACCATATTCTTTTTCTAAAATATGTTTGTCTTGTTCAATATTTCCGTGCTCAATTTCTCTTAAAATGAAATTGTCGTTATTTTCGTATTCTTTTTGTAGTTTCTCCCATTCAGGGTACATAGATTGACAATGTCCGCACCAGTGAGCAAAAAATAACACAATTACGGTTTTTTCTTGTTTCTTCGTAGGTTTCTTTACAGGTTTCTTTCCAGATTTCTTTTGTGTTTTTTTGTTCGATGGCATATAGTGTTTGTATATATATTTATATATACTATTTTTTTCAGTATATACTATATATTAGAACAATTATGAATAAACTCGCAGTTACATTGTTATTACTTGTATTTGTAACGGGTATTTATGTAGTTATGACCTTTCCTTCTTGTGGATGTAAGAAGGAGGGTTTCGAATCTCGTGAATGTCCTGACCTATTAGTTCAGAAAAACGATAGATTATTGCTATATTTTACAAATCAACCTAAAGAAGATGGACATAATCCGTTACCTTTCTTTAGTTTAGATGAATATATCAACTATTTAGAAATACAACGCAAAAAAGGGAATGACTGTCCAGTCTTGTTCTTAAGACAAGAAAACGATACTCAGGGTAACGACGTATATAGAATGCGTCCTAGTCCATTTCAGTTGCAGGGCGGTTTACCCTCCACATCTGAAATTTTACCTAAAGACCATGAGATTGTGAAATATTTAGATGCGAACCGAGACAATGGTCCGTACAATCAAAACAACTACCCAGGTTTTGACCCGACGAACATGTTTGTTGGTGTATATACTGACTTGGATAAAGTTCATGATTCTACTCAGATTGATAAAAAAAGTGATAACGCGATGGACGCCAATTGGGGTGGTGTGAAACATACGAATTCAGTCGTCGAGTCGGGCAAATATGATGAAAATAAGGTTACGCGTCCTGTATTATCTACACCCAAGACGAGCTTCTATCCTAGTATCCCAAGTAATTTTGAGAATCCGGTTGACGTTCTATAAATAAAAATTATGTATTTATCTACTATATGTCTTACAAGAAACAAATAGTAGATGTTATGAAACTATTGTATACGAACAAATTGATTAGTGTTCGTGATGGTAATGTGAGTTTCAAACCGAAAGGGGCTGATTATTTTTATATATCTGCTGGTCAAGTGAAAAAAAACGAGATGAATTGTGACCAAATAATCAAAATTCATTTTAGAGAGAAAGAGCATTTTACCGATAATCACATCACAGGCGGGTATCATTTAGTTTATGATATAAATTGTATATATACGCCTTCGAGGGAAATATTTATGCATTCTCATTTACAAACGTTACCGACCAATTTTTGTTCAGATACATTTGTAGTTCATGCACATCCTCCAAATATCATTGCGTATACGGGAGTTCACAAACATAATGAGTTACGTAATGTGAAAGATACCTTTCCCGAATTAAATATTGGAAAAATCGGAATGAATGTAAAATATCACCCTGCCGGTAGTTATGGATTAGCGAATGAATGTCTTAATAATTTAAAAAACAATGATATTGTCGCATTAGAGCGTCATGGGTCGCTATCTATTGGTTCGGATGTGGATAAAATATTGGAGGATATTGAAACACTCGAATATTATAGTGGTATTGAATTGAAAGAAAGGACCTAATTATGATTTATGCGTAAACTCGTCTACTATTTTTCTGTTTTCCTCTAATATTTTGTAGTATTTTGTGGGAGTAGGACTTTTTGTTTGAGTTTCTTCGTATGTTTGTTCCCTTACCCTTGTGTGTGCGATTGATATAGGTATTTTATCGGATACTTTTTCTTCACAGTCACTATGACAGTTCACTTCTAAATATTCTTCTTGGTCTAACGTAAATATGCTATCAATCGATGACCGAAAAGACAGTGATAACCCGGTACTACTATCGCTACTTAGGTGTCTTTCTGTGCTAGATAGGTTCAATGATAAGTCAGAAGTAGTGTTAGGTAGAAACAGTTTTATTTGACTGCAGTTATTCGCATTATGATTGGTCATTAAATAAGATATCATAATGTATAGTGTGATTATACAATATACAATATTTTTGTCTGTATTATTTATCCTCATTATTTATCTTGTTCTGCTTCCTTTTTAATAAGGAATTTGTGAATACTTTCTATGATGTTTTTATTTAATTTTCTAGATTTTCCATTTGTTTCTATTTGAATATGTTGTAGACAGTTCGGATTTTCATGTAACTTATAAATTAGATCTGAAATATTCGAAAAATGTTTCATAATCGCGATTGCGGTAACCGAACTGATTCCTGGAATTTGACATAACATAATCTCACTAATGTTATTTTCGGTAATGTTGTCTTTTTTTGTTTTTTTTACCACTGTGCAATAATCTTTTTCGCTTACTTGCGATTGTGTATTTTCGCCATCTTGATTATTTTGAAGCTCGTCTTGTTCTTGTCTTTTTTGATTCAATCCCCTCAAAAAATGCTGTGTTAAGTAATATGGTATAATCCCCTTACCAAAATTGCGTTCGATTTTATCCCCCAAACTCATAATCCATTCTGCGGTTTCTACTATTGAAAATGTTCGATATACACTAAAACCCTTGAACATTTGCATAGATACAATAGCAGAATACGCAATACGTTTTTCCAATTCGGTCCTACATTGTGAAAATCCCCCTTCAATTACGTAAAAAATCGAATGTGGCGGATAACCGCTACTATGTATTAATCTATGTGATTGTTCTTCGTAACGCTTGTCTTTAATAGATGCCAATAAGTCCGGTATCGTTTTTCGTTCGATTAACAATACCGGTTTGTTGTCATCGGTAGTTATTAAAATGTCTCCGAGTAGGAGTGTATCTTTTTCGAGTATATTGTATCCGAATTTACTGTTGGATATACGTAAATTTTCACACTTATCGTATAAATCATGCTCTCTATCGTCTATAATAATACGCATTGTCGGGTTATAATATAAACAATATGATAGAATTATATTGTTTATTGATTATATAATATTTTACTTAAAAAATAGTAACTTACATGTATCTCATGCCGATAGGACGAGACGACCTGGTGGTAGAGGAGAGAGGCATCTTCAGAACATTCATGTTCTGGCTGGTATTGTTAAGGTGGATAGACATCCAGGCGGTGCGACCGACCTGCTGGGGAAGTCCGGCCTTCTTGTTTCCACCCCCGGAAGATTGATTGACAATAGATGAGGCGTTACGCGCCTTACTGGAAGCATTCATTAAAACCATGATGATATATAATTACTAAAGATATTTTATCGTTTCTATAAAATTGATAATAGATAAATAATGCGTTCTTGTACCACATACACAAACGTAGACTTCATTTTATTTCCTTAATAACATGAATTCGGACGAAGATATTATTGTGCAGAAAAATAGTGAAGGTGAAGAAACCTACGTGTTTGACCCATATAATCCCCTAAATATATTGATTACTGATGCCGAAATTAACCAACTTCTTATGAAGTATGGCGTAAATTCTGATATTTATAATTATAATTTATATAAACGAGCATTTGTTCATCGGTCTTATATCAAGCGTCCAAGTCTTGAAAACAAACAAAATAATGTGATTATTACAGAAAAACCCGATAATTGTTTGCCGCTGTATTCTAAATCAAATGAACGATTAGAATTTATTGGAGATGGCGTATTAGAATGTATCACTAAATATTATTTGTACCGTCGATTTCCTAAAGAAAATGAGGGTTTTATGACGGAAAAGAAAATCGCACTAGTCAAGAACGAATCCATTGGACGCATGGCATACGATATGGGACTTCATAAATGGATTGTCTTATCTAAAAATGCGGAATCGAAGCAAATACGCGTTAATCATAAAAAATTGGGGTGTTTGTTTGAAGCATTCATTGGCGCACTATTCTTAGATTTCAATCGTATGGATATCAATGATGAACACGAGTGGTTTAAAAATACATTTGTCTGCGGTCCAGGTTTCCAAATGGTTCAAGTATTCGTTGAAAGCGTATTTGAAAAACACGTCGATTGGATTAGTTTGATTCGCAACGACGATAATTATAAAAATATATTACAGGTGAAAATACAAAAAGAATTCAAAGTCACTCCAGATTACTTGGAAATTGAACAACACGATACAGACAATGGGTATCATATGGGCGTTTATTTGCGGTTAGGTATACCTATTCATATGGTCGACCCGACATCTGCTTTGCGAATTGACAAGTTTCAATCATACAATGATATTCATATGCATATGTCACAACACGGCAAAATATTCTTGTTCTTGGGTGAAAGCATTCATAAAATAAAGAAAAAAGCAGAACAAATTGCGTGCGAGTCCGCCATCAAAAAATTAAATGCGTTTACCATCTAATTATTCCATTATTTAAATTATACCACTTCATAAACAGTCATACGTAAACTTTGTGTTATCACATTTTTTTTGTTATGGTTTTCATTGAAATATTTATTTGATTTATCCAATAATCCCAACATAGGTAAACTGTTTATACGTTTTTTGATAAAATTCACCAATCGCATTTCTTTTTTAGGGTCCGATTTTTGGTTGAAATTGATTGATTTGTCATTATTTTTAGATGTCCAACGTATAAACTCTTTCGCATTGTACATTAACACCATCTTAAGAAGATAGTACGACACGACTGATGTATTTTCTTTGTAATTGTTTCGACGAACATTTGCTAATTTAGTTTGTTTAAATAAGTCATCAAACTTCATGTTGTAATGATTCAACACTTTCGCACATTGAAACATTGTAAATCGACGTTCATTATTTAATACAGTATTGAATACGCTTTCCATGTCTGATGAACCACGTTTTTTCATATCATAAAACGCAACAAATAAACTATTTATCATTTCAGCCCAACATTCCGTATACGATTCATACAGACGAAAATCCGTTTCTATAGGTATGTATGTATACATTAACTCGTTTGTGTTTTGTGACCCATTTGCCGAAAAATCCATACCCATATTGTGAAAAGTTTCGTGAATGAATGTTTTGAACCATTCTTCTTCGCGGAAAATACAGATATCGGTTTCCGTTTTACAAGAAGTAGTAAATGCGGTATTCGCATGTTCACGGTCAATTATATTGTATTGTTTGGGTAGTTTTTTTTTGTGTTGTGTTAAATACATGTTGATTTTTACGTATTTTGAACATTTTGGACTTGCATATCTTGATGCTATACACAGCCACATATAAATATTTTTGAAGTGTTCGTCTATCTCATAATTCATATATTTTTTCGTTCCATCAAAATGCATGCATACATCGAATATACGGTCTTGTATATTGAAACGAGCTCCGTATTTCACAATTTTCATATCACGAACCACAGTTTGTATTGTTTCGGGCAAATAGTTTGGTAATCGTAATTGAGAATCGTGAATTAATACAAACTTGTTTGATAATTTATTGTACTCTGATTCACCATTATACAACAATTCCGCCATATGTTTCAATATAGGTAACTCGCTAAATTTGTATTCCTCTTTCATATCCTCTTTCATATATATATTGTCATTCAACACATTCAATATATGTCGAGTTGAATATTTCATTATATATAATGTACATATTTCTTTTTATTACACTTAGTTTTTATCATTTTGTATTTACGGTTGTAGTTCACAAAGCATATATCATAAGCAAATAATTTATTTAGTGTTATTGTATATAATTAGACGTTCGAATGAATCAAAATATAGTCTATGTATTATTTTTTTTGATTTTTTTATTGATAGTATTCCCTTTCTTTGATTTTGACCAAGAAGCAAACACGTATGAACTGATTCCAAAAATACAACTTCAAACGGACGGTTATTGTGTAGGTTCTCAATTATTTACAAAGAATGAATTGTCTTATATGCATACATGTATGCGACATCATCAATACAAAGACCTTCAAGCGTCAATACAATCCCAACAGCGGTTGACCCATTTTATGAAAACAAATTTGGGTCAACATTACGTATTACAAGATTATATATGGGTCATTGAAAAATCGCACGTAAACACATGTCATCGTGATAATAATGGTGATTTTTTTAATAGTAAACAAAAATATCCTTCTTACACGATGATATTATTCTTAGAAGATATGGATAAATGTCTTAGCGTATATGCTGGTAGCCATAAACGTAAATGGTCACATTGTGTAAACTTTACCACACCATTACAAAATATTATTTGTAATAAAGGAGATATGATTATTTTTAATGCGAATTTGATACACGTGGGCGCGTTGAACACAAAGTCAGATAACGCGCGTATTCAAATGAAGATTACGCACAAAGACGATATCGGTACACTGAATTATTATCAAGATTTCCACAAGGTAGCGAATAAAGAAAGCCACGTTCCCAAACCTATACAAAAAATTCAACGGTCTCTTAGTTGTACATTTCCCATTGTATCCGATATCACACAAAATACAAATATAGAAACGTCTCGTGGGTCAGATAATGGGGTTTCCATTCCACTCCACCAAAAATTGTTCTCGTTCCTTTTTTACGGAAACAGTGACTTTTATGATTTACCCAATGCTTTTTGATTTACCCAGAAACAGTTATAGAAGATAATTTATAGTATTATATTATATACTCAGTTATGAATATTCCTCATACATATTTAGAATTGTTAGAAAAAAAGGGTATTCCAGCAAAACGTCGAGATATACAAATTAACTTCCAAAGAAATAATAATGAAGATGTTCTCGAACCAGTTGAAATGAAACCAATCAAAGAAACTGAAAAAGATGAAATGATTGAAGGAACCTTTATCGAGGAACCGGAAGTACAATTGAAACCACAACGAGAACCTAAAAACATTTCAATTGTTGATAAACGTACCTCTGCAAATGTAGACCGCGAATTAGTTATAGAAAAACTCCGACAGCTTGGTAAACTCCCAGTATATTCAAATAATCTACCTATGCCCAGAACCCAAATACCGATGGTCCCTTATATGGAAAAAATGACCGAACCAAGTGCTATCAAATTGACTAATAAAATCGTGATTGACGAAGCACCTACGTTCTCGATGGATGTTCAAGAGATAGAAACAGAACAAGACGAAATAGATACACCTTTGTTTCCGGACATTAGTGAACAATCAGAACCAATCCAAGAAAAGGAAGAAGTATCCGAGACTGTTCCAGAGGAACCACCTATCGACGAAATAGAAGACCTGGATGAGCCTATACAAGATAAAGTAGAGATAGCGGTCAAGGAACCTGAGCCAGTGGTGATCCCTGCCCCTAAAAAACGTGGTCGCAAACCTAAGGTCAAACAACCACTCGAAGACATTGACCTAGACGCAATTGATTTGACTACTGCCGTTATACGTTCTCAGAAAATATCTGACCGACTTCCCAAAGACAAAGAAAAAAATATTATTATGGCATCTCCTTATTATTTGAATAATCGTAAAATGTTTGTTTCTAAGTTACGTGGATTATTTGAACCCAGGCGTCAAGAATTAATGAATATAACTGACGACGTCAGCTGTGACCGTAAGACCGACCAAACCGAATTTGATTTACTAACCCATCAGAAAATCGTACGCGATTACTTGAATTTATATACTCCTTATCGCGGATTGTTATTATATCACGGTTTGGGTTCAGGTAAAACGTGCACATCTATTGCGATTGCTGAGGGAATGAAACAAAATAAACAAGTTATCGTTATGACTCCCGCCTCACTGAAGATGAATTTTTTCAGCGAAATGAAGAAATGCGGTGACGATTTATATCGCAAGGACCAATATTGGGAATTCGTTTCCATTGAAGGAAATTCACAACTGACAGGTATGTTATCCCGTGCGTTGTCTTTGTCGGTTGAATTCATTCGCCAACAAGGAGGCGCGTGGTTTCTGAATGTCAAAGAACAATCTAATTTTGCACAACTAAGCGCTGAACAACAAATATCCATCGATAATCAGTTAAATGAAATGATTCGTTCCAAATACAAAGATATCAATTATAATGGTCTTACCCAGAATTCGTTAATGAAACTTACTGATAATATGTCTAAGAATCCGTTTGATAATAGTGTCGTCATTATCGATGAAGCACATAATTTCGTGAGTAGGATTGTGAACAAAATCAAAAAACCCGATTCGATTGCATATGTTTTGTATGATTATTTGATGAAGGCCACTAATGCTCGTATTGTATTGCTTTCTGGTACACCTATTATTAATTATCCTAATGAAATTGGTGTGTTATTCAATATTTTACGAGGATATATCAAAACGTGGAGTTTACCAGTGCAAGTCCAAACAAAGAAAAAGGTGAATACTGATACCATTTTGGAAATGCTCGACAAAGGCAACATGAGAACATTTGATTATGTAAATTATAGTAACAATGTTCTCACAATTACCCGTAATCCTTTTGGATTCATTAATGCGAAGAAACGTGGTGTTCTCAAGAAGACACATAAAGACCGTCCAACTAAACCGAATACTACCCGAAAGAAACCTCAAAAAGGAGGTGATAGTTCAGATGTATTTGACCGTTACGATGGTGTGCGTCTGGATGAGGCAGGAAATCTTTCGGACGAAGATTTTATGAATAAAATAGTAGCAATATTACAAAAAAACCAAATTGAAATTCTCTCCAAAAATATCAAGATCGATTTCTACAAATCACTGCCCGATGTATCTGACGAATTCATTTCTACCTTTGTAGATGGAGATACCGAAACTGCTAAAAATGTTTCTCTGTTTCAGCGCAGAATCTTAGGTCTCACGTCTTATTTCCGCAGTGCCCAAGAAGAATTATTGCCCAGATATGAAGAAACCGACCAAGGTGATATTTACCATGTAGAGAAATGCGAAATGTCCGACCATCAATTCGATATCTACGAGAAAATACGTAAAATCGAGGCAGACAAGGAAAAGCAAATGCAGAAACGCAAGAAGAAACAAGCAAAGGGGGACGAGCTATTCAATATTTCGAGTAGTTACCGCATTTTCTCACGAGCAGCATGTAATTTCGTGTTTCCTAATGAAATTGAAAGACCTACCCCGGGAGATGGTGAAATTAATGAGAATCTCCTCGACATGGTTCCTGCGAAAGTGGCACATGAAACAGATAGTTACGCTGATGCCGAAAAGTTGGAAGAAGTCATGGAAACGAAAGATATGAACAATTATGGAAAGCGCATTCAACACGCTCTCGATATGATTGCTGAAGTGGATTCACAATCGAACAAATCAAAGTATTTATCTGGACCTGCTCTTGGTGAACTCAGTCCCAAATTTCAAAAGATATTATTGAATTTGATTGACGAACAAAACAAGGGACTTCATTTGGTATACAGTAATTTCCGCACGATTGAGGGTATTGGTATTTTACGTTTGATGCTATTAGCGAACGGATTCGCTGAGTTCAAACTCACCAGACGCGAAGGCAATTGGGAAATCGAGGAAAATGAAGAAGATATTGGAAAACCTCGGTTTGTCTTGTATACCGGAACTGAAAGTGCCGAAGAAAAGGAAATCGTCCGTAATATATACAACGGTTCGTGGAATTTGGTTCCCACCAACATCGCAGAACAATTAAGAAAGCAACATGAAAACAATATGTATGGCGAAATCATCAAGGTTTTCATGATTACCTCCTCTGGAGCAGAGGGTATCAACTTGAAGAATACTCGTTATGTGCATATTGTCGAACCTTACTGGCACATGGTCCGACCAGAGCAAGTCGTCGGAAGAGCCCGTCGTATTTGTAGTCATCAAGAATTACCGGTTGAATTGAGAACCGTGAAGGTATTCTTGTATGTTTCTGTGATGAGTGATGAACAAAAGAAAGATGAAAAACACATTGTTCTCCGCCTTCGTGATGTAAGTCGCGTGGATAAAGAAACACCTCTCACTACTGACGAGAACCTATATGAAATAGCAAGTTCTAAACAAAAGATAAATAATCAAATATTACAAGCGGTCAAAGAAACGGCGGTTGACTGCAATGTATATTCCAGCCTGTCTACGACTGATAAGCCGGTTGTATGCTATGGATTCGGAAAAGTAGAATCCAATTCATTCGCAAGTTATCCGTCTTTTGAAGTGGATAAAATTGAGAAAGAAGTAGTGTCTAAGATCCAGTGGACCGCACAAGAAATTACATTTGCAGGTAAAACATTTGCTCTACGAACGGATACGATGGAAGTGTATGATATGGATAGTTACAAACAAGCACTACAAAACCCGAATGTGGAACCTACTTTAGTGGGTAAACTAATCAAGGACGACGGCAAATATAAAATTGAATATGTAAAGGCCTAATTACGAGAACCAAAATCAAATGTTATAGAATTAGAATATCTATAACATTTACTCGAAATGAGATCAATAATGGAGATTATATGGGGGAGACCTCGAAAAATTGTCCCAATTAATGTAAATAAATCATCAAATAAAATATGCACATGTTCTCGTTACCACTTTTACGGAAACTGTTCACATATTTTATCTGTCTACTAGTATATTACTATGAATGAAAAACCTGTAGTCGTTATTCAAACAGGTCATATGAGAACCGGTACAACATTATTAGTGAATTTATTATATGGATTTATAAGTCCACATGAAAAAATACATTGTTTATGGGAAACACACCACGATATCCAAGTATTTCACAATAAATGTAATATTTATAAAAGTCATTGTCTAAATATTGACGAATTTATGCGATATAATCAAGAAAAATATAATGTATTTTTTGTTTGTACAGAACGTGACGACAAAAAAATAGATGAAAAATATAGAAATATGCGTAATGTTCTCCTTTTTGATTACAATGAAATACTTGAAACAGACTCATATACGACAGACCAAATAATCGAGAACACATACAATAAATTACTAGCATTTTTACCAGAATCCGTATTATTAGATAAAGAAACATGCATCACTCGGATAGAGAACATGAATGAAACATACAAAGAAATCGAGAACAAGGACTTCTCACATGTAGACGACTTCTTTCAATTACACGGAAAACACCGCAATCGTGATACATAAGATAAAAATGACGAATACAATATAAACCGCATACTATTTCTAAGAAATTCAAAAGACATGTGTTTTTTGAATTCCAACTCTCTGTAGATTTTTTCATTTTTGGACATTTTAAAAATGTCCAATTTTCACTTTTTCAAAAAAGTGTTTGAATCTGAAGTTTTTTTAAAACGCGTTCACATCATAATGCTGTAAATTCGGTTTTTGGAAAAAAAGTTTGACTGCATACATTTTTTATTGTTTTTCGGAAAAACGGTTTAGGCGTAAAAATGTGTTCTAAAAATATAGAACATTATAGAACGCAAAATGGCGCCAAAAAACGCCCATAAATATTATTGTGATAAGTGTGACTTTAAATGCAGTAAAACGAGTGATTGGACACGACACAAATTGACACGTAAACATCAAAATAGAACAAATTTGAACGATTTTACGCCGATTACGCCGAAAGACTATTTATGCTGTAAATGTAATAAATCGTTTAATGCGCGCAACTCATTATGGTATCACAAACAGAAATGTAATCAATCCGATTATCAATCAGAAGACCTAGAATCTGAAATACCGATTAATCCAAACATAACTGTAGTAATGGATTTGTTAAAGCAAAATCAAGAATTACAGAAACAATTGATAGATGCTGTCAAAGTGAATGGACCAAGTATTCAAAATAACACCATTAATAACAATCAAAAATTCAATCTGAACTTCTTTTTGAACGAACAATGTAAAGATGCGATCAATATGTCTGATTTTATTGAGAACATGAAATTAAACATAGAAGACCTAACTGAAACCGGTCGTTTGGGATACGTAGACGGCATTGCGCGTATTTTGGTGAATAAACTCCAAGAATTAGATATATATCAGCGTCCTCTTCATTGTACGGATATGAAACGCGAAACATTGTATATCAAAGAAAATGATGAATGGGAAAAACAAGTAAATTCCAAGGAGAAACTAACTAATTTGGTAAACAAAGTGGCAAATAAAAACTGCCAAAATCTCAAACTATGGGTAGATGAACATCCTACTTCTCAAGTATTCGATTCTCCTGAGAATATGGAATATGTAAGATTAACACAAGCAGTATTAGGTGGATTTGGTGACTATGAATGCAAACAATATCGAGAAAAAATAATTAAAAGTGTGATCAAAGAAGTCATGGTGAACAAGATCTAAAACATGTGTTTTTTTGAATTCCAACTCTCTGAAGATTTTTTCATTTTTGGACATTTTAAAAATGTCCACTTTTCACTTTTTCAAAAAAGTGTTTGAATCTGAAGTTTTTGAAAAACGCGTTCAAAGCATAATGCAGTAATATGGATTTTTGAAAAAAATAAGTGACTGCATAAAAAAAAAGTATATTTCGTAAAAAACTGATTTAGGAACTTTTTTCTGTTAACAATATATTAACAAATGTTAACAAAAAAAGTTCCAAAAAGTTCCAAAAATTATGAATGTACCCTATGCGCATACAAAACGGTAAGAAAAAGTCAATTTGACCGACATTTATTGACTGCAAAACATCACCAGTTAACATCGTTAACAGAAAAAGTTCCAAAAAGTTCCAAAAGCAGTTTCATATGTGAATATTGTGATAAGGAGTATAAGTCTCGTGTGGGATTATGGAAACATAAACAATTATGCAGTGATGAAATTGACGTGCAACCAACCATAACAAACACTCCATTAAAACAACCGAATCTCGCATCTAACCCGATAATAGAGTTGATAAAACAAAACCAAGAATTCAAAGAACTCATTCTCGAGCAAAACAAACAAATCGTGGAATTAGCACAAAAACCAACCACCACGAATAATCACACGATAAATCATAACCAAAAATTCAATTTGAACGTATTTTTGAACGAGCAATGTAAGGATGCGATTAATATGTCGGATTTTTTAGAAAATATGGAATTAAATATGGAAGATTTGACTGAAACCGGTCGTTTGGGTTATGTAAATGGAATTTCTCGTATTTTAGTGAATAAACTTAGAGAATTAGATACCTATAAGCGCCCTCTTCATTGTACAGATTTGAAACGTGAAACATTATATATCAAAGAAAACGACGAATGGTCACGAGAAAATGATTCTAAGGAAGCATTAAAGGGGTTGGTAAATAAAGTAGCGAATAAAAATTGTAAAAATATTGAACAATGGCGAGATGAACATCCAGAATACCAAATATTTGATTCTCCTCATAATGTCGAATATATGAAACTATGCAATATTATTTTGGGAGGACTGGGCGAACAAGAGAACAAACAATTTCGAGATAAAATCGTACGTAGTGTGATAAAAGAGGTCTTAGTAAACAAAATCTAAGTAAGTCCAAATAACATTTGTGAAAGTATTTAAACAATTATCTTCAATATAACATATTACCACAAGTGATGATTATGAGAATTATATACGTTGCGTTGTTTGCTGTGATGGCAAGTGCTTCCGCTGAAGATAGAAGAGATAGATTTCAAGATTGGGTGAAGCGGTTTGAAATGATTTTTACCAACAATGACCATATGAAGAATGCGTTTACAAACTGGTTGTCGAACGACGACCATATTACGAATGTGAACGACCGTAATTTGTCGTATGCGTTGGCCCATAACCAGTTTTCAGGTATGAACAGTGACGAGTTTCGTGAGTATCTGGGTTATTCTGGAGAGGTCGTAAGTTCTTCGCGTTCTTTGAGATTTCGTCCAGATGCTTTTCAGAACAAAGTAGAACGTGCGAAGTGTTTGATTGATTGTACAAAAAACCTCGATAATGAATGCACCAAGGATACTCTCAGCTGCATCCATGGATGCAAGGACACCGATACAGTTATGCTTGATGATTCGATTGATTGGGTAACCAAAGGAGCGGTGACCGATGTGAAGAATCAGGGTCAGTGTGGTTCTTGTTGGAGTTTTTCTACTACGGGTGCGCTAGAGGGAGCGAACTTTGTAGAGCATGGCGAGTTGATTTCACTTTCCGAGCAGCAGCTGGTAGATTGTGATAATTTCCATAACGGTGGAAAGGACCACGGATGCAACGGCGGTCTTATGGATAATGCGTTTTCTTGGATCGAGAAGAATGGTGGTTTGTGTCAGGAAGCATCTTACCCTTATATCTCCGGAACGACGAAGACGCCTGGAACTTGTATGTCAGATTGTGATGCAGTTCCTGGAACCATTATTACCAGTTATTATGATGTGCCTGCAAACTCCGATGATGATATGATGGATGCTCTAAATCAGCAGCCCGTCGCCATTGCCATCCAAGCAGACCAGAAAGACTTTCAACTTTACAGTTCTGGCGTGTTTACTGGTGATTGTGGAACTCAACTTGACCACGGCGTTCTAGTGGTTGGATATGGTTCCATGGATGGGACTGATTATTACAGAGTCAAGAATTCTTGGGGAACTACCTGGGGAAAAGATGGATACATCTACCTTGGACGTGGTTCTGACTACAATAATGGAGCGGGACAGTGCGGTATGCTTATGCAGGGAAGTTACCCGATAGTTGCGTAAAAAATTGAACAAAATTCAGATAAACTTTGAATAGCAGTGAAAACAAAAAACAAACAAAAAACAAAAAACAAACAAAAAACAAAAAACAAACAAGAATGGATGTAAAGACGCAATTAAAGCACATATCCGTATTATCAGATGCTATGAGTAATATACATGTGAAACATATGACTATTACAGAATGTTTTCAATTACGTAAGCTAGCTGGTATCATACTCACAGATAACACGAATACACGTCATAATAGTATAAACGACAATCTTGAAAATTACACAGAAAAAGAAAAAGATAGTTTACTCGATTGGTTAGTTACACAAATGGAAGAATTCGATGACGCATATAGTCGTAATGAATATCTTGATAGATTGGCAACAAAATACTTAGTTAAAAAACTGCATGATTATAAGGCACAACACGATTAAAATAAACAAAAAATAATATTACACATAAGATGCAATATTATTTTTTTTGGACGGTCGAGACAATGTTCTCATTAGTATTACACTTCTAAATCAGATTTAAAATGTCTTACTGGGGATGGCCGCACTATCTAACTTATACCAGTGATCCTCAACGTAATCAATTGAAGTAAAGTAATCAATAAACTGATCTCCATTGTACTTGAATTTCACCACTACAAAAGGTTTGGTATCGTTACCATCAGCATCCTTGTAAGAAGCGGTAAAACTAATACTGAGAATCTCACGCTTATCGATTGTACCGTGTTCATCAGCCGCCATAGTGGAACCGTCAGCCGCGGTATAAATGGTGATTAACGCACGTTTTCCTTGTTTAAGAATATCCTGAATTGATGTATCTAAAGCAGAATAATTTTCACTATTTAAAGCGATAGGTGTAGACATAATTATATATTGGTAGTATATAATTGTAGAGCAATTAATACGTATGAATAAATATCCCAAGCGTTATATTCCTAAACATTTATCTGCAAAAGATAAGAGTTATCAATTAAGACAGCTGAACAAATCAAAAAAAATGTATAAAAAAGGTAGATATTTTCAAAGACCGAAAGTCAAATCGTTTCGGTCCAAACCATCCAGACATGTTGAAAATGCTAAAGAGTTGTATAAGATAGATTCGATAGTTCCTTCAAAAAACTTGGCAAACGCTACTAAATGCTCTATGGAGACTCTGGAAAAAATCGCAAACAAAGGACGTGGCGCGTACTATTCAAGTGGGTCTAGACCAAATCAGACCGCGGAATCTTGGGCAATTGCTCGTTTAGCAAGTGCGATTACTGGTGGAAATTCGAGTATTGTGGATTATCATCTTCTCCAAGATGGATGTAAAAATAACAGTAAAGCATTGAAAATGGCGAAAAAAACATGTAAAAAACAAAACAAATGCAAAAACAAAACGCGAAAAATATAACTTTCCAAAAGAAAATATAAAAACAAACGCAGTGAATTACATATATATCTTTACAAATGAACGAGGAAAATAATGTATTGACTATAAAAACTGTTCAAATTCAGCCAATACGGAATATGATTACTGCTATTAAAGACATATTGACGGATGCGACAATTACATTTACAAAGGAAGGTATGAAAATTATTAATTTCGATAAAACTCATACTATTTTGGTAAATGTGTCTTTACATGCAAATCGGTTTGAAAGATACAACTGTATACCCGATAAAATTATTGTATGTGCGAATACACTTCATTTATTCAAAGTGATTTCTACTATGTCGAACGACGATACCCTATCTATTTATATTGACAAAGCGGATTACCATGATGGAATCGTTTCTCATTTGGGACTTCAATATGATAATGGAGACATCAAACAATGTTATAGTCAGAAGTTGCGGTTGATTGAACCAGATACAGAGGAAATGCAAGTTCCTGATGTAGAATATTCGACAGCGATTAATATGCCTTCTTCTGATTTCCAAAAGATTATTCGAGATCTCAATGGTATTTCGGACCGTATTGAAATTAAATCGGTTGGCAATGACCTTATTTTTTCATGCGAAGGCGGTTTTGCCAGTTCTCGAATTTTCCGGTCGGAATCAGATGGAAATATGAACTTTATTCAGAAGAATGATGCGTCGGTTGTGTTCCAAGGTGAGTTTTCATTAAAAAGTCTAAGTCATTTTATTAAATGTACACCATTATGTAGTCATTTGGAAATTTATCTTGGAAACGATTTGCCTCTTATTGTTAAGTATGATGTAGCTTCACTTGGAGAAATCAAATTATGCTTGGTCCCATTGCCTCCTGCGTAAACATGTTAAATAATAATTAGTTTATGCTCATTTGTGACGACTTGTCCGATTACGTGCGTTTTTACAACATTCGTGAGTCGAGTATAACATATTTCCACATTCTTACTTGATTTAAATTTTGAATGCTCTTTGCAGCATAAAGCACCTTGTGTAACTATTTTTGATATCTGATTGCGATTATATTTTTTATCAACTGACATTCTCGCGATTACATGACAAGAAGATTCTTTATGAACATGAAACCATAAATCGAATGGTCTGCACATATCGATCATGTCGAAATTATCTTGTGCGTTTTCACCAATATAAAATTCGAGTTCACCGTTGATGGCTGGAATAAATATAGTCTTTGTAATCATAATGATATTGTATATGTATAATTACAATATCATCTACTCATTCAATTTTGTATCAAAACTCCGGTTGATGAGCTTTGAATAGACATCCGTGTTTTGGTAAATTTGGAATGTCCACAATCATATCCGGGTCTTGATATTCACACACAGAAAGCCATATTTTGATAATACAGAAGTTTTTCTTAGGAGATATAGTAATACCGTTGACATATTGATTAGAATCTTTATTTGTACATAACGATTCTCCACAAAGCAAATAAAATAAATGTTTCCAAATATCGGGTACAAGTTTATTCGATATTTTGTATGAAAAACTACCACCTTCCCTGTTTTTTGGGTCTTCCCACATTGGAGAAATTCCATCTCGCATTACAAACAACATGCAGTTTTTTACAACGTTTTCTGTGAGTTTTTCATTAACACGTACTACATTTTCAAGTGTATCGATGGAACTCGCTACTGTAGAGTAGCTTGATAAATCCCATTTTGTATTGTTTGGTAAATGATAATATAAATTCCATTTACCATTCAGATTATGGTGGGTAGGATGACGCACAGTATCCATATATTATATATTTACCCTTAGAATAATAGCAACAATAATCTTTATATTTATTCTGTTATTCTATTTCTTCTTCTTTGATTTCTTCTTTGACTTCTTCTTCTTTGATTTCTTCTTCTTTGATTTCTTCTTCTTTGATTTCTTCTTCTTTGACTTCTTCTTCTTTGATTTCTTCTTCTTTGATTTCTTCTTCTTTGATTTCTTCTTCTTTGATTTCTTCTTTTGTTTTTTTGTTGGACATATCTATTATAGACCATCCATCTTCAGTCAATAATCCATATTGATTGCTGTTTAATGCCAACATATTCATATCGTTATCGATAATATCTAATGTGTATCTGTCATCAAATACATATGATAACGACTGATATTCTAAATATCGTTTCACAAACATAGGCGTAAACACAACATTACCTATCTCATACATAGTTTCGGGAAATTCCATTGCTATCGACGTTTCCATCTCAGGATGTTTGTATGATACACTTAAGAATACACGTTTTGAGGATTTGTGATAAAATTTGTCGTGCTTATGTAGGATGGAGCGCACTATGTATCGGTCACCATCTTTCATTACCACTATAGCATCTACAACATGCATCAAACTAACAATAAGTGACTGCAAAATGTTATAAAAATACATAAACCCAGTTTCGATTTTTTCATTATAAGAGCAATCCGGATTCAAGTCAGTAGACATCATCTGATAATTTTCAATATGAATAAACCGGTTTCCTTTGAATAAATGATTATTTTTGATTAATATATGGGTAGATACCCAATGTTTTTGAAACGGCTCTACCTTATAACTCTCTACGAAACCTCTGAATAGTTTACTGTAATGTACAGTCAGGTCAGATATATCGCGAACAATTGGGAAATTCGTATATGCATATTGATACCCATCGCATATATACATTTGCGTAGTCACGTAGACATCAAACATTTTTAACAAACATGACGATACTTTTTCATTTGTGCTTAGATAGTCATACATGTTTGAAACATATGTGCGTACCAAAATATTACCGACAGTAAAGACTGTATTTATTCCTGTTAACGTCTTCTGAATAAATTCCATATAAAAAATAATAACGAATATTCATTTATATTATTTCATCAATGAATAAAATAAGAAAATATCCACATAGTATAAATATAAAAGATAGTTATGTTTGAAAGAGGGTTATTTGTATTTCGTCGCGATTTGCGCGTAGTGGATAATATAGGATTAAATCAAGCATGGAAACAATGTAAGAAAGTGTATGTATGTTTTATTTTTACACCCGAACAAGTCGTAAATAACCAATTCAAATCAAATAATGCTGTTCAATTCATGATAGAAAGTTTAGATGAATTACGAAAACAAGTCAGGTCAAAAGGAGGCGAATTGTATACTTTTTATGGAAAACAAGACAAAGTGATTTCCAATCTAATAGAAGAACTGAATATCGATTCTATATTTTTTAACAAAGATTATAGCCCATATGCGTTGAAACGAGATAACGCAATCCAGAACGTATGTAACCAAACAGACGTCGAATGCAATATACACGAAGACTATTATTTGTATGAACCCGGAACAGTGATTACAACCACTGGAGATGCTTATAAAAAATATACCCCTTTTTACCGGACTGTCATCGACCTACCAGTTTCACCTGTAGAAAAAGAAGTAAACAAGTCTATTTCAAAAACAACTAAGAAACTATCGAATACAATCTCGTTATCGGACGCGTTTAATCGTTTTACTAAGATAAATAAAGATATATTGGTCCATGGAGGGAGAACAAATGGAGTCAAGTTTCTACAAAATGCGGTGGAACAACAAAAAGAGTATATAAATACACGTGATTTCTTCGAAGGAAAAAAGAAAACATCCCATTTATCGGCGTATATCAAATTTGGATGTGTTTCTATTCGTGAAGTGTATTTTGCATTTAAAAAGAGATACGGAAAAGAACACGGTTTGATTAGTGAACTGATTTGGCGTGAATTTTTTGCACACGTTTTATACGCGTATCCAGAAGTAGTCGGTCAATCTTATCAAGAAAAGTATAGATGCGTTGATTGGTCAAAGAACCAACAGCATATACAAAAATGGAAAGACGGAAAAACTGGTATTCCATTAGTAGATGCTGCTATGAGAGAAATGAACACAACCGGATATATGCATAATAGGGGACGAATGACCGCGGCGAGTGTGCTAATTAAAACCCTACTGATTGATTGGCAAGTTGGTGAAAAATACTTTGCACAGAAACTGACCGATTATGATATTGCATCAAATAACGGAAACTGGCAGGGAATCAGTGGAACTGGCGTTGATATGAAACCCTATTTCCGCGACATGAATCCTTGGATTCAAAGTAAGAAATTCGACGAAAACGCAGAATATATCAAGAAATGGATACCTGAACTGCGCGATGTCCCCGCAAAAGATATTCATTTATGGTATGAAAAATGTAAGGAAGTACAGCACAAAGATATTTCGTATCCTTGTCCTATTGTAGATTATTCAAAACAAAAAGAAAAAATGATGTCTATGTACAAAAACGCCAAACATAACGAGTGTGATTAATATACAGTCATCTTCTCATGACCAAACCGCAGTTTGAGGTCAACGTAAATACCATCAATGACTCCAGCGTCAATCAAGTTACGAATAAAGGAGACATCTTCACTTGTACCCTCCCAAATAGATTGACCCTCCGGACCCTTCTTTTCAAATTTGGTAATGTCGCGGAAAAACCAAGGGTATTTCACACGGTCATCCTCAAGAATTCCATATGGAATCGCCATACAACCCATTCCTGCGTAACCACACTTAACCACGTATTTTTCGGGGGCATCAGTTTTCACGAGTTCCTCGGCGTCCTTCGTACCTATAAACTGAAAATGTCCGTTCTTTACATAAAACTCTTCGTCCCACTTTTCGATACATGCCATTTGCTGTCCTCCGTCCATCGCATACGTACCAGAAACTATTTTATTTTTATTTGCTAGACATCTTTTAATAAGTACATGAAGCATATTACCAGAAAATACCATATCGCTATCCAAAAAGAAGATAACATCATACTTCAACTCTCCGTCGAAAGGCTTCTGATCGGGTCCTCGCATAACATCTGCCCCCAAACAAAGAGTGCGGGCAAAATTTACCTGTGAACTATATGCATTCGCAAGAGCAATATCGTAATGCTCCGCCAAAGACATGACCGCACCCGTCCAGCATTTCAAAAAACGTCCGGAAAAGTTATTTCCTGGAATACACACTACCACAGTGGGCTTCTTTTTCTCAGCGGAGGCGTCAACCAATTTATTCCCCATAGCACTATCCATAAAGTAATAACTAATAGTAAGGTTATTATTTTATATTTGTTTATAAATGTATTTACAGGTCAAGTGAGATAATATTCTTCTCTGACCCGTTTTTACGTTTGTTCTTCTTCGGCATATTGTTATTTTGAATATCCTTCAACGAAGAAATGGACATAAGGGAATCATCGTCTCTTTTCGGCTCACTGTGAATGTTCACCGTGCGTGTTTTCAACCCAGACAAGATATTATCAATATCGGGGTTTTGTGGTCCCTTCATCTCCTGGCGCTTAGGTTGACTGGGTGTTTGTTTAAGTTCACTCGCGGGTTCTAGTCTTACACCGTCTTCTTTAAACATAGCACCTCTACTGGCATTGATATCTGGACGATTGTTCGGAGCAGTTCCACTCATTCCTGGTCTAGGAGGAGGAGGAATATTTTGAGTTTTCATTGGTGCCGGAGGAGGAGCTCCAGTAGGACGACTGTTGTCTTGCATGAAGTTGTTGGCCATAGAAAATCCAGGAGATTCTTGAGACATACTATTTACAGTTGCGTTGGTAAACATCTTCATTAATTCGGGACTCTGTTTGATCACGTCATTAAATGCTGGTGTAGCGGTCGAAAGGGCCTTGTTTGAAAAATTCAATACAGCAGCACTAAAACCAAGACGTAACATCAATGAAATCTCTGGTGCCATTTTACCCCCCTTGTATTTATCGTGTAGCTCAGAAAAAATATCTTCATAGCTGTCCAAGTCCTCGCTAACTTGTTCACCCCAACCATCCAGGTTCAAATCAAATGGATTGAAAATCGCATTTCCATATTCAAGAGAATTAATCGCGGTCATAAACCACCATCCTTGAAGTTTGATACTATCTTTTCGTCGTTTCTCTTCCATTGCGCCTTCATATTCATCTTCAATTTCATCAAACGATGATTCCATGGTGAAATTACCTGAATCTTTCAACATACCTTTGTCTTTCCACTCGTCTAACTTCTTCAACATGAGACGCTTCTTCCTTCGCTTTTCACGCTCACTCAAGTTGGTAGATGGTCTAAACTCCTGGTTTGTTGGAACTTCATTTGCTTTCATGAACCCATCCCAGGTCTTAGTAGAACCCATCATACCAGACGTTGCTTCCCCTAAATTCGCTTCATTCAAATCGTCCAATGGTACTCCAGGTAATCCTGATGTATCTTCTTTCACAACACTCGGTGTATTATTGGAACCGAAATAACCAGAAAACATATTTCCACTGTCTCCCTTTGTTTCGGCATCATTATTTCCAGAAAGTTCATTTAATTCATTTTCCAGATCATCCAATTCTCCTAAATCTAAATTCGCAATATTGGTAGTCTTCTTTTTGTCATTCATTAGTAATTCAATTCCACCACCGAAATTTACGGAAGGGGTATTTTCCTGTCGCTTTAGGTCCAAACTAACGGGTTCGAGATTTGACGATCCAATATCAATAACTTCTTCCATGTCTTATGTTAATGAAACACTATTTATTTTTAAATCATCCGCATAAGTTATTATATTTCGATTTTTGAAGTACCATAAACCTTGCAAGAAAGCATCTGCTAAGTCATCTTGTTTATCTTTCTGTAAGGCATTCGACCAATTCTGAAAATTCAATTCAATAATACGAGAACAATAATAGATACTATCCTTTTTATGTTCTTTATAATTGGGGTTTTGTATAACTGCTCCAGTGGGGTTATTTTTTTTGGGACTATGGTTGTTTATATCTGGGAACTGTTTCAATTTGTTTGCAGATGAGATAAATTCAATGGTGCAGTTATCATTTCTCATAATGAAATACTGAGCAAGCATACCTTGAATGGTCTTCATTCTATTTGCAATAGGAGATATTTGATTTTCAATAATTATATGTGTAACCTCGGGTAAAATACTCACTTTATCTAATAAGTGTTTCATTGCTTTTCCTACTACGACTAGATCGACTTGCGATGCGTTTTTGGTTTTCTTATACGTGATTTTATCCAAACAATTTTGTTCTAAATATGCTTGTACTTCATTTAACATAATGGTTTTGCTACGTTTTGTATCTTTGTCTAAAAATAAAAAATGTCGATTTCCCCATTTGAGAACATCGTCGACTTTTTGCTTTTTAATGTGTGTAAACTGATTTTCTTTTATAGGCAATAAAAATTTACTTGATTTTGCGTGGGTTTCGCAATAACAGTTATTTTCTTTTCTATATTTTGCGTTTTTTCCACATATTTTATTTGATTGTTTTCGACTATTCACCGTTGCATTGCAAGTTTCTTTTACGACAGTATTATCTTCGTTTAAATTCAATACTTTCCAATCCAGAATGTCTATACCACTAGAGCAATCGAATATGCAATATGCCATGTTTTTGATACCAACATCAAAGCTGATTGTTTTCATTCGTAACTGTATGAATAAAAATATATATTTTTGTATATATTTTTGTTAAAATGATAAATTTATCTGCGCAATAATTCATCTTGTGTTATCACAGGCGAAATCTGACGACTATCAAGTTGTTCTCTGGATAAGTAAGTGGTTTTCAAGTCACTCTCAACATGACCAGTCGGTTTGGTCTCATCCAATACACTTTTAAAGGAATAAGGATAGTTGGAAAATCCTTGGACCTCGTTAGATTGAATATTGGGCTGTTGAGAACTTTTCAAGTTATAACCAGTGTCGTTAGCGGACTCAGCAAACTCTTTTGTCATCATATTATCAGCATTCTTAGTTAAATATTGACGATATTCCCAATTGGACTTGATATTGTTTTGTTCCTTGTTCTCTTTATTCATGTGAGATTCAGGTTGCCACGAGGACACGACGGAACGGCCATCGTTCATCATGGGAGGAAAATTGCTGTATTGGTTGTTTGTAGAGTATCCATCATACGAGAGTTGTTTGACTTCTTTTTTGGATTCTTGCTTATTTGCTTTGAAAAACGAAAACATTATTATAATAAAAGATGATATTTTCTTGTATCAAAATAACTCTATTCTAATTCTTTTAATAAATCCAACAATTCCGTCTTTTTTAGCTTGCTTGGATTTGTGCTTAAACCTTTATCGATGACCAGGGCTTTCAACGCTGAATTTGTCATCGACTTATATGCATCCATATTCGATTCATCATATTCATGTACTTCATCGTTTTCTAAAGTAGTTTCCACCTTATCAATTTTGATAGAATTGTTATCGTCGATATCTAACAATAATGATTGCATTGTATCGGGTGAAGGAGATTCCTCGGGATTGATTTCATTCTCTAATTCTACAACCCGATTTTCGGGTTCTAATTCTTCTTCTAAATCTTCTTCAGATGAATAACTCGATTCATCATCGGTTTCATATTCACTTTCTTCTTCGTCTTCTTGTCTAGAATGGTCGTTATAAACTTCTTCATTTGTACTAGTGGTAATATTCACCGGAACACCACCTCCCAGAGTGATATTTTGTTGACGTCGCAATAAATTTAGTTCTTGTACAATATTGTTCATAATTTCAAACATCGTATCGCATCGCTGTTCCATAGTGGTAACTCTGTTCTTAAAATGATAAACCACAAGTAAAATGAGTAAAAAGGTGACTACTAATCCTAAATAAAATACTGAATCCATCATGTTCATTAAAGTCATTTAATATACAAAAATAAAAATAAACTACAAAGCAAACGAAAAATAAAAAAGTTTGTATAATATATAAATGGAAGCAATAAATACCACCGCCCCTAAACTGAATCTATTAGATGGACGATACAATAATCATATGTTGTCCATTGTCTTGATGGTTTTAATTATATTTTCACTTTTAGGAGTAAATATTCTTAATATTTTCGGAGACTTGTTACAAACCATCGTTGATCTATTTGGTCCATTCATTAAGCAAATAATATCTCTGATTGCTTACACTGCTGGGTCAATATTGAACCAGATTAGTAATCTTTTCACGGTGACTGGCACCGCTGGCGTAGAAATTGCCGGTGGAACCACTGATACCGTAGGCGACTTGCTTAAGGATGCTAGTGCTGGAAATTTGCCTGACCGCATTAATTTAGGTGAAACGATTAATCAGTCTTCAGCGCAAATGCAAGACCCAAGCACAGACAATACTACCAATCCTATTCAAAATGCGATCACCTCTCGCAAAGCGCAGTGGTGTTTGGTTGGCGAATTCGAGGGAAAGCGTGGATGTGTTCAGGTTGGCGAACAAGATAAATGCCTGTCTAACCAACTGTATCCCAGTTTTCAAACCTGTTTGAACCCTACTATGACTCAGAACAAACACCCTCTTAAGAGCGAAGCCACAAAGATAGAGTAATACAAACTATAAGTACATAAAAAACATAAGTATTCCGAAATATTCATGTTTTATTTTTATTTATCCAGGTCTAAGCTGTTTGCGTGTATTTATTTCTAGTTTTTCGTAGTTTAGACAATGGCACAACTTCTTGACCAGGTCGCAACAATATATCGTTCTTCCATTCACAATTTATCATGAAATTTCCATTTGGCATTTCAATCGAGCCCATACCGTTTTTTTGTCCGCGTTCCCACGTAGTTTCAATTATCATGCCATCTTCGCAATAGTGCGTTCCTGCACCATGCCACATATTGTCTTTCCATTCACCATCATAAAGACGTGAACTGGAAGAATAATCTAGGCCTTTACCCGTCTTTGTCCCATCATACCAATACCCTGAATAGATCATAATATCATTTTCATATTGGTCTCCTAGTCCATATTGAAGACCATCTACCCAGTCACCTTCATATACCATATCGCCGTTCTCGTCATATTCTTTACCAAAACCACTATAACGATGTTTCAACATAGTACCCTCATATTGTTTGTTTCCGTTTTCGTGATACAACACACATTTACCAGTATACTCTCCCTTCTCTGTAAATTTTCCTTCGTATATCAATACATCATTTTTATATAGTTTTCCTTTCTTCGGCAGAACAAATACATTCGACCCAGTATTGAAATCGTATATACCATAACATTTGATATCTGTTGCTGTATTTACAATATTTACTTCTCCGGTAAAATGGAATGTAATATCTGGATAATCAGTTTCGTCAATATGTTCAATGTAAATATAGTCAACGCAAATATTGTAAGTCATAATGCTTCGTAAAATGCTGTAAGTATTTTCTAACAGAAATAATCATTGTATACAACATTCAATTTTATATGAAAGTTGATAACTATATAAATACATAAATGCTTTATCAAACATAATATGGAGATAATAGATAATATTGATTACAGTGCGTTTCAAGGACAAATGATGGATGAAATTGAGGCTATGATGAAAGATATGATTCAAGTTCAAATATGCAACACTGATGCATATAAGAAATATACATTATACGAATGTATTTATGTAGACAATGTACCGGTAAAGATAACAAATAAGATGGCACTTGAGATTGAATGGTTGATTCATTATGTAAAAGAGACGCATTTGTATTTATATGAAGATTATCGTGACAATATGTTAGAAAAATTTGATAGAATTACTAGTTATTTACCCAAGTTATTTGAGTTATATGATGTATACATTAACAACGACGACTATTATGGTCATCGACACTTGTTCGAACCGATTGAAACACTGAAAAGTATCAAACAAATATTATCTCCGTTTCGCGATTGTGTAAATAGAGAACAATTTGACAATGAGTATATAGATTTGTGTGTTAAATTATTGGAGTACTACAAGTTTAATGCGAATTTTATGATATGTCGTTTACAAGAACTAGAGTTTGATTTAGAATATATGAAAGCAAACCCTGAGCGCATTGAAGGATATTAGTACATTTTTAAGATTACGATATATAAGTACCGTTCAATATAAACTCATTGTATGATGCGTCTACTTGATTTGTTACACTACAGTTTGTTTCAACTAATAGGTTGTTCGAAGTTAGATTAAATACAACTCCATATTCTACATCAGTGAAATCATCACTATAACCGAAAGGGGTTTCTATTGAGATTTTTGGAAGTCCGGTGATGTCATACACAAAGCCGCGCTCTGTAAATACGTTTATATTAGATACTTGAACAGTTCCTCCGTGTACGACTGCTTGAAACGATACGTTAGATTGATTGAAAGAAGTATCTAATAACCGAACATTGAAGGAAGAATCCGTATATGATACATTGGGAACAAGCGTAGACCCCGTATTTAGGTCAATAATATCACCATCATTATACAATACAGAAATATCGAAGGGGTTTATAGTGGACAGACTCAATGATAAGTCATATGTCGCATTAATCGCGCCAGTAGAAAATCCACGTATAAATATTCCGTAAGGTATTTGAAAATTGTATGAATATTGTGGATTTTGTATACCGTATTGTATACCTAGAGTGAAAAGATTGCCGCTAGTGTTGTGTATTACAAATGTATTATTGTCTATATGGTGTCTCCATTCGTCAGTGTCCTCGTCGTTGACAAACGCGAGTGCTTCCACATTGTTCTTGTAATTATAGAGTGGAATGGAATCATCTTTGTATAACAACATAGATGGACCAGGAACATCCGAAGAACTGGTTGGTGAATAGATAATTTGACTATTGTTACAATTAGTATCAACATTTGAAGTGATGGTCTTGTATGAATATACATTTTCACTGATGTCAAATATTTCATTACGAACTTCAGTGACTTCTTGAACAATTGTTCCAGGGTAATTTGAATTTTGGTATTTCCCCGATAATATTTGAGCCATTTTCTGTTTTTTCGTTAAATTATTTCCTTTTGATGCTTGCGCGTTGCCGCTATATTGTAATATTTCTGCTTTTCTCCGCATATCTAACTGTTGTTTCGTATAGTTATTATACGGGGAAGTTTTTTCGAGACGTACAGGCGGTATTGTAAACAACATTTGCTTTCGTCTTTGTAAACATATTCCACTTACGTCAACTGACATATTGTATAATAAACAATACTATATAATATATGCATTTTTAGATTTATTCACCCTTGTGATAATACCAATAATTAGATAAATACGTAAAATAATCCGTATTTAGATTACCATCCTTTACTGTGAGATTCGGTCCCTTACGAACAATAGAGTTAATTTCAAATACGTTCAATGCCGAAGTGTAGTAACGCAAACTAGATAATTTTCCACTGAACCCTCCGTTTTGGCCTACATAGACGTCGCTGTAATTCTGTTTGGGCACATTATTTAATATCATACGCTTAGCCAAGACACCGTTTACATAAATATCTATTACTTGATTTTGCATACGAATTGCTAAATGAATCCATTTTTTAATAGGCATATTATCAATTACTACTGAAGTATTGGAATCGCCATATTTGACAGTATTCATGATAATATGTAGAGTATTTGTTTTGGGTTCCAAATATACACCAGGAGCATTGTTAATAGTGGATAAATTAGTAACAGAATCAAAATTGCCGTCACCCTTGCTGAATATATGTTGATATTTCTCATCTTGAACTCCTAAATCATTCAAATATATCCAAGAAGACCACGTGAACTCAGCACCAGTGTCTTCATTGTTAGATCGAAGAAGAGTGATTGATTCACCTTGCTTCGGATCTTGGCGAATAATCATTGCATTATTTCCATCAACCATTCCATTAATCAGATAAGGGTCATCGGAAGGACCAAATAAGATACTCATCAATATTACGCCTAAATTGAGAAGAACTAACATACCAATTAATACAAGTATAATAAAAGCGAATTTTGCGATGATTGTATTGGATTGAAGAAATCCACTCGTTGCTTCTGGTACAGTAGCCGACTGTTTTGAAAATTCATTGAATGAATCGCTTAGTTGACTGGTTGTGTTTTGTAGTGTGTTACCGATGCTACTTATACCTTGTTGTAAATTTTCTTGGTTTGGTAATTTTTCCATAGCATTTGAGAAATTGTTTGTAAGTTGATTACCCAAGCTGGATGTATTCCCTTGTGGAGCGTTCATATATATTGTTATAATATAATGATAAAAATTATAACCATACAATTATATTATTGATTCGATATAGCTTATTTATATATTTTAAATAATCGAAAAGCGGGATTGCTCTTGCTCATTCTTTAATATAGAAATATCTACACCATATGCAGTCAACATATTCAATAATCGATTGGAACCGTTTCCATCTAAATAAGTTTCCCATACAGTTTTTGGGTCCAATGGAGCAGTCCAGCGCTGGAAACTTGCCAAATAAGCATCGAATTTACCTTCCATATTACCAATCAAAATAGGTGTATCTTCACCAGGGGGCACCTTCGGTATAGTGTTTGTGCCAGTTTTGAAGAAACGTTGCGAACGAATCAATTTACCATCAACATACCCATCCACGAATTGGTTGTCTATATTGACCCCGATACATGTCCATTTCTGAAGAGGGAAATTGTCAGTGATAATCATGGTTTCTACGCTATCATCAGACATCACCATATCCAGTTTCAAAATAGGACCGGATTTGTCAAGATATAACTTCATGTTGTTATCTCTACTAAAGATGGTTTTTTCCACATTATTGTCCCACGTGTTTACATACAACCACAAAGTATATCCATAACGAGAATTCGTGGGTTTTTGAATGGAAGTAAGAGGTGCCTGAGGTTGTCTTAAGTTTGCACTCGAACTAAGATTGGAAGAACGGTTCGATAAGAAGTAATACAAAACATAAATCAATAAAATAATAATAACTCCTAAAACAATGACTGTTGTATTCATATTTATATATTTTATGGTTATAAAAAAATATACAAATTAGTCCATTCGTAAAAAGAATAGTTTCTTCAAGCTATTCCAATCAAACATATCTTTTGGAATTTATTTTGTTTCTACCGGAGGGTTCTTGTATGCAAGTAAATTATATTCATTCAATATATTTCTCTTGGATAAAGGCGTTTTGTAATAATTCACATTGCATATCGCGCCATCCAATCCGTCTTTTTGACCAACGGTGATATTATCATAAGGATTAAATTTGGGTCCTATATTATGTAATAATACGATCTGTGTTAATTTTCCATTCATAAAGACATCTAAGTATTCAGACGAATAATTGAATACAAAATGGTTCCATTTTTGTTTGGTAATTTTCAGTTTGATTTTTTCTTGTTGTTTGCCATCGCGATTGCTGTAATAGATGACCAAATTATTTCTACCGTGGGGTTCATCATTCGCATTTTCATATACTACATGTGGAGCACCATTCGCATAATTCAATATATTTGTTTCTCCAGAATATGCTTTGTAGTTAGAACCCTGTTCGTTCAAATATACCCAAAAAGAGATAGCATAGTTATTACGATAAAGAGGAGTTGAGTCATTTTTGTCAATGTGTTCCATTCGCAATTGTTCACTTCCGGAAATCACATGTGAATCATCTAAAAATAGCATGTCTGGTAACAATTTAATACCCTTTTTCATGAACAACGCTTTTACAATTTTTGGTAAATAAATATACAACAATATCAATACTAATTCAAAAACAAACAGATAAAATACGGTGTTGGTTGTAGCGTTGAACTCTTTCTTGATGTAATTGACAAATTGTAATATGAGGCATGGGATATAAAATAAGAATTGCGCAATCAAACCGGGTAGTCCTTCAAAACGTTTGATGTATTCTCCCAAAAAATAGAATACGATTGATAATGACACAAAAAATAACAATACGGATAAGATGGAAGATACATAACTGATTGTTCCGGTCGTTTGTTGTGAAAATTGGAAATAATAGTACATGAGTAAACCACTAAATGCGATTAACGTTATATAATACAATGGTGTTGTTATCCAATTATTTACACTTTGGCCAGGTTGTAAAAACACGTTCAACCCATATGCGACTAATAATATAACGGGTATTGCTAACCAAGCAGTGTCGAATGTCATCGACATGGAATAATCTGAAGTAAATAACATGAATACAATAAATATAGTCATAATTAAAATCATAAATCCGTGAGAAGCTATCGCATTTTTGACGACTGGTTGATTAGACGCCAATTTTGCTTGTTCTGCTAACATTTTATTTGCTTGATCAATCGATGAAGAGACTGTTTTATTCAATTTACCAAATAATTGAAATCCTGTTTCTATATAATCGGGTTCTCTTGTTTCATTCATTTATAATGCTAATATATTATAAATGGATATTTTATTCAATTCGCCCTATTACAAGTTTTCCATCGCAGTTTTCTTTCCGTGACATTCTCGACATAAAGCAACTAAATTATCTACATGATTACCTCCACCGTGTTCTAATCTAACCACATGGTCCACTTCAAACCAAGCGCTTAACTGTGTCTTACAGTCATCACAAGACCAATTTTGTCTGGATGCTACGAATTTTTTCTTTGTTTCACTTACAGACCTTTTTGTTCCGGTTTTTCCCGAATTCATCATGCGTTGCTCTCCTTTGTATTCTGGTGGATTGGTTATCGGGATAATCGGGTTGGTGGATTTATCTTGAAAATAAGAATGCTTTGTCGTGAAATCAAGTATAGGCGAGATCATACTGGTTGTACTTTTATCTACAGGTAAGTATTTTATATAATCGTTTGATGTCATTAACATTTCACGTGCTCTAAGAGGATTATGTTTTACAACGTAATAGAAAAATAATGCGCCCAAAGCGACTCCGCCCATTTGGTAATATTTCTTCCAAGTCATCATTATTTTCACATATTTACCGTCAGTATAGATGTTTGCTATGATAAATCCAGCGATTAATAATATAACTAATTCTATTCTCATTTAACATACCATTAGATTTAATTTATCATGCTTATTTGTTGATTATTCACTATAATACTTATAAATCATTACAATTAGAAACAAAATGAATGCAAAATGAATGTATCTGGATTTGAATCGAATATTATCTAAAAATGATATTTTCTTGGGTTTGTATTGTTCTCGGTACATGTCCAATGCGTTCGCTAGTGATACTTCTTCTTTTCCTAACATTACATTGTATTTATTGTGTACAAAATGCATCCAGCGCACTAATGAATCGCGATTATCTAAATAAGGTGAGACCGGATATTTGTCTAGTATTTCACTAAATTTGTTTCCCATTTCCTCGTTCGGTATAAATAGCGGCATATTGGTTAATAATTCATAGTATTTCTTTTTAGTTACCTCATTTGGTGTTAATGGATAGAACTCAGCAATAGTATGTAAGAAAAACCAATAATGAGGTCCCCACGTGTCAGCATCGAAATTCATAAATTACAATATATATATAAAGATTACTTTTTTATACTACTGAGATAACCCAAACGTTCTTTATTTTTAATGAGTTCAGATAATTATTGCAATAATTGTGGAAAAGACGGACATTCTTATAGCCAATGCAAAATGCCTATTACAAGTGTAGGTGTGATTGCTTATCGTATTCATAATAACCAAAAAGAATATTTAATGATACGCAGAAAAGATACGCTGGGATTTATTGATTTTATGAGGGGAAAATATTCAGTAAACAATAAGGACTATATAATGAATATGTTAAAACAGATGACACAAGACGAAAAAGAAAATTTGGATACATTGAGTTTTGATGATTTATGGTTATCTGTTTGGGGTAGTCATCGATTGTCGAATCAATACAAACAGGAAGAAAGTATATCTAAAAACAAATTTCAATCCATGAAAGATGGAATTTACAACAAGCAACAATTCTATAATTTACATATATTAATTGAGGAAAGTAAACAATATACTTTATGGAAGGAGCCCGAATGGGGATTTCCCAAAGGACGTCGCAATTTCCAAGAAAAAGATTTCGATTGTGCGTTACGAGAATTCAAAGAAGAAACCGGTGTCCCTGTTGATTATTTACATAGTATTCAAAATATTTTCCCATTTGAAGAAAACTTTACAGGTTCGAATTATAAATCATACAAACATAAATATTACATTACTTATATGGATTATGAGAAAATGATTATACCATATAAATATGATAAGATGGAGGTAAGTAAAATAGAGTGGAAAACCTTAGAACAATGCATTCAATGTATTCGTCCTTACAATTTAGAGAAACAGAACATGTTGACGAATTTAGATAATATGCTAACTTATCACAAACCAGTATTATTTTATTAAAAAACAACAGAAATATATGTTTATTCTATATACATATATTTACCATTCATGCCACGAAATACACAAAAAGTGAAATCCAATGAGTCGAAGCGTGTGACTAAAAAGAAGAAATCTATCGAAAAAATCGCAGAAATTCAACCAATGGATGTAAGTGATCGAAATTTGTTAGTTGATGCTGCTTTGAATGAAATAGCAACAGCATTGGATGAGCGCAGCAAACCGACAGAACAAAAAGACGACAAGAAAAATCAAAGATGTCCTAAGGGACATCGTCGCAACAAAACGACTGGTGAATGTGAACCAATTGAAAAGAAACCGCGTAAGTTAATCGAAGGTTGTAATTATGAATATAAAATGGAAACACCTGTAGAAATTGCTCGTGGAGATGAATTGAGAAAAAAACCGATTAAAGAATTGCGAACCAAATTGATTGTTATGCTAGGCATTGATGACCCAAAAACAGAAAGTGTCTTGGGTGCACGTCTTAAACCACAATTTATTAATTGGATTGTGTGCCTAGAAAAGAAAC